TATAAGTACACCGATGATCGGCGGGATGTGTGCGTTAGCGCACACCGTGATTTTGCCGAGCTGCGCGAGTTGATGCTTACCGGTGAATACAACGACGAAGGGGAATGAAGATGGGAATCATGGGCATACGAAAACTCTCTCGACGCGGCCGTTTGGGCTACACCAACAAAGCCCGCGAATGGTATCTCGTTTGTCGTAGCAGAGCGCGGTACTACAAGCGCACCGGAAAATTGCGTATGTCATTTGTGGCCTTCCGGTACCTTGACGAAATGCAAAAGTCCCGGATCGCATTTGTTGATTTTGCGAGACCCAGTCAATGAAGCGACCGCGCTACGTAGTCGCGCAAAGCATTTATCCCGCACGGCCTTGGCGCATTTACGACACTGAGCAAGGCGAAGACGTGAGGGGCACGAATGGCCGCGTGCTGACGTTTGCGACGTTGCCAAAAGCCCTGAGCCGAATCAAGAGGATGAAGCCGTGATTAAGGTCAAGATTGTATTCTCGGAGGGCTTTGCTAGGGTGTCTCTGCGAGGGGTAATGAAAACCGTTGCCTGCCCGACGACACCAGAAGACGTAGCCAATTTTCTGATCGAACTCATAAAGTCACACCGATCAATAGACTCTGCCGTGATCGTTTTGAAGGAGAAGCCATAATGGACAACATCAAGATCGAAATCACATTAGACCGAAACGCCGCCCTTTGGGAGCACGTGCGCGAGGCGTTGTTGCAGGCCAAGGCAAATTGCGGCCACACGGATACATCATCGTACGATGAAGATATTGCGGCCCTCGATGCCGGCGAACTCACCCGCGCCATGGTCCGCGAAATGGTGGCGCAACGGCTCGGCTGCACCGTCTGCATGGATGGCGTGTTCTCATTCGACTAAACCCGTTCCCCTCCCCATGGGCCACCCCAAAGGCCCTACCCGCCCCGGCTAATCCCTCCGGGGCGGTTTCCTTTTTCAAAAATCCGTAACTCATTAACACGCATATACTTAATGTTACGGGCCCTATGCCGGAAACCGTGCCCTTAAAAAACATCTTGACATATCACAGTAGAACAGTTACAATTAATACAGTTAAGCGGTACAGACAGCGACTAACGGGGTTGCGAACCCCATGCGAAACTTGGACAATGGGAGATAGGGCAGATGACGATGATAAGCTCACAACGTTACTTGGACGACGCGATTGTCGCCGCTAAGATTGCGGCGGGCAATTTTGTCGTGACGTTGTCCCCCGAATTTGAGATCGACGGCGTGGCCTACTCGGTTGTCATGGACGGCCACCACGCCTACGCGGCGGCTCGCGAATCGGGGGTGGCCCCGGAATTCCGCGAGGTGAGTGACGCCGATAATTGCCTGCCGCTGCTGCGGGCTGGCGACATTGATGGATTTTTGGCCTGCGCTCAAATCGAGCCGGGCACGGACTATTACGACATTGAGACTGGCATTAACGTGTGGTAATTGCCGGGCGTGCCAACGAAACAGGAGGATCGAGATAATGATCAGGCGCGAATTGACACTGGGGGAAACCCCCACAAAACACTATCCGGCATATGTCTGCGAAGCGCCATATGCGCCCTACGAGCCGCTCGTTGTGCTCCATGGCACGATCAATAAGGCGCTCAACGGCAATGGCACGACGGCCGGGCCGCCCTACAGGGATGGTGACGAGATGGTTGTCCCGCAAAAGTGTGGATTGGTCAATTGCGCTGATCTGCGCCTGTCGATCCTCGCACATTACACGGTTCGCATTGATACAATTTACGGCTCACCTGTTGAGGACATCTTGGCGGACTACGCCGCTCAAAAAAATAACGACCCCGTCATAGATGGGATCGTTATCGATCAGGATACAGACAAAGTTTAAATCCACGCCCCGGCTGGGGCGACACAACGAGCGAACGATAGCACGGCGCACGCCGGCTGTCAAGGGGGCAAAAATGGAAACGATTCGGCGGCGCGAGACGGGAACCTGGGAGCGAGTCGATTGCGGCCACGCCCTGATGGGCGGACGCGACGGTCGCACCCCGGTCCGAGATGAGGCCCGTGCCGCAGACATGGCTACCCGCCCCTGCCGGACGTGCGCGGCGATGGCCAAGCGGGCCGAGCAGCGCGAAACTGAGCTGTCCCGTTGGCAGGCCCAGCAGGCAGCTGAGGCCGCTGCTGAGGCCAAATACGGCGCATTGGCCGCGTCATTCCCCGCCGTCTACGCCGCCCAAAAATCCCGGCTGGTCCGGTTCCTCCGCTCGCAGGGATTCGTCAATGATCGCCGGGCGCGTAAATCGTCGGCCAGCACCTACTACGTGCGCGACGGCCTGCGGGTCCGAATCTCGGACCATGAGATTCCGATCACGCCGGAACGTGAGCATAACGCCCAGTACGGGCGGCGGGCGGCCAGCATCGATCTGGTTTTGGCGCGTGAAACCCGCAGCGGCTATCGTTTGCCGCTGACGGGCGAGGAGTTTGAAACGGTGATGAGCGACCTGCGGGCCGAGTTGGCCGACGAGCAGGACTAACAGCCTACGGGCAGGGAGCTTACATGAAGACGCGAGTACTTTTAAAGCGGCTACTGTCGCAGATTAGGTGCATCCCGTCTTATTGCAGGGATTGCGGCTTAACGGTCTGCGATTTTCACGCGCCGGATCGCGTTTGGCGCATGATTTACCCAGATGGCAACGGCGTTCTCTGCTACAATTGTTTCGCACGACGGCTGCAAAGACTGGGACATGTGGGAGTTTTTAGGTTGATCGAACTCGACCAGGATCGCTTTGAATGACCTACAAACCCCTGCCGAAATGGATGTTCAGCGACGACCAACTCTGGACCCGCCATTTCGTCGTCCACACAGAGGCCCCGCGTTTCACCGCGGAGATTCTCGACTCGGCAATTTCCGGCCTGACCTACGAACTATACGACGGCCGCGTGCTGTGCAATTTTCACTGGCTGGACGAACCGCCCGGTACAGACAGGCTAGTCGAACTGTTCGGCGCGGCGGATCGCGCTATGGAGATTTTCGACGCCTACACCGACGCCGCCGTCGAGCGCGGGGAAATGGAGGACGAAGAGAACCACTGAAAATCGTCAGCTATTTGGCAGTGAGCGGCGTCGATCATTGGGACACAATGGGTTCCACGTGGAACAAAAGAATCCCTCCCTCTCCGCCATTGTGCGCGTTAAGTGTTGATATGATTGTACTTACACCACTTTAACCGATTTGCCCAAGTGCGAAATTTACCTGAAAATACGAGTCTTTTTGACCCTGTTTTGGCAGTGAATTTGGCAGTGAATGGCAGTGAATCCGGGGGATTTGGCAGTGAATTCCGCTCCAAAATCGCACGGAATCCGGTGTGGAAACTGTCGCGCCGTAGCGCCGTCGAAAGACCCAAAGACCCTGGTTAAACTGGGGTGGCGGCTGGGCACGCCGGAGTCCCCGGCTATCCGGTGTCCGGACTGCACCCCTGTCACGCCCCGGTGAGGCGCACGACGTTTGCCGGTGCCTCTGCTGAGACCAATTCCCCATAGGCCGCCGCGTAGGGCGTAGCGTCTCCCGGCCTCACGTACTTCATGGTCATCTTGATATCCGTATGCCCAAGCATTTGCTGCACCATCGGGAGCGGCGTCTTGATGATGTTCACGTGGACGAAGCCGAAGGTATGACGGAGGTCCTTCAGGCATACATGCCGCTCGAACCCGCTTCGTTGGACGGCCCGCTTCAATGCCCTGGGTAGCGCATTCTCTCCAAGCCGTTCCCCGTTTGGTCCGGTGAACACTTCACCACTCGGGCCGGGCCTGTTCCGTTTCTTCTCCGTGATGATCGCTTCGATGGCATCTGGATTGATCGGAAACTTCGCAATCGCCTTGACCTTGCATTGCAGCCGGTGCACCCATCCTGTGGCAAGATCGACTTGCGGCCAGACCAATCCAATCACGTCACTGGGCCGCTGGCCGGTCATGGCGAGATAACGGATCGCGTTGTAGTCTTCGGGCTGATACTTCGCGACGGCCTTCAAGAGCCGCCCGAGTTGTTCCGGTTCCAGCGGTTGGATTTCGGGCTCGTCGGCCTTAGGCATAACCCATTTTTTGATTGGCGAGAATTGGAGCTTTTCAGCATCGACGGCCGCATAGATCGCGGCGCGAATCGTGCCGATGTGTTTTTGGATCGTCTTGGGGGCTTTGTTCGCCTTGCGCATGGCCGCGTTGTATTCCATGACGTGCTCGCCTTTGAGTTGCGAGACACGCCCGATCCGCTTGTCTTTCAGGAACAACTCGAATTCCCGGAGAATGCGCTCCGCTTCGTTGATCGTGGTTTGCGTCGATCCCTTGGCCAGAAGCGCGATTGCGGTGTAGAAGTCGAACACCTCGGAAATGCGCGGATTGCGTTCATCTACGCGCTTCAGTTCGACGGCCTTTTCATAGGTGCGCTGTATTGACGGCAGCCGTTGTTCTAGAAACTCTGCATACTTCCGTTGCGCAAGCTCGGGATCGATGGTTCCAAGGCTCGGGCGCAACCGTTCGCCGTCCGGGCAAATCACGTCTGCGTAGTACCTGACGATCTCGCCGTCCTTTTTTTCGGCACGTAGGGTGCAATTCCATTTTCCGTTGCCGCTCATTCCGCTGTCTCCGGGCAGTGAACCCGCTCCATCGCGAATCGTTCCAGCCAGAATTCCCGGCCATATCCAAACCATCGATCCAAAAGCGTCACGGCGTCTATCGTGGGATGGGCAAGCAAGTTTTCCATGGAGTAGGCCATGATGCCGAAAGGCGGGATTCCGTGCGCATCCGCCCATCGCTGCACAGTCCATCCGTGCGCTGTTAAAATTGCTTCCACGATGGCCGCTACGGACATGCCGGGTGTGAATGTGTCTCTCGCTAGGGGCTCGGGAGAAACCGGCCGGCATTGGCCGTTTTGGACAAATTCCGCGGTGCGGTCAATCTCTTGCGGAAGGTGGCGCCGGTTCCATGTCCGCAACGCCATGGGGCGTGAATTGGGTCCGTGCCGTTCGACGCCCCCGTGGCAGTCCTGGCAGTGAACGCGATGGCCGATGACAACAGGGTTCTCGATGGCGTAGGGGTCCCGGTAGATGTCTTGGATAACAATGTTGCCCGATCCGCAAAATGGGCACGCTATATGACCGGATAGAAACTCCAAGCCCTGTGACTCCTACGATGGCCTGTGCTTTTTTGCCAGCGGGATCATAGTCCGATCCATGTATTCGATCCAACCGAGCGCAACTTTAAGGCGCACGTCGTAGTCGATGCCCATGTTTTGGAGTATGGTCGCGGTGTCCGCCATGCTTTGACCTGCGATGGCTACGGGGTCCATGTTGGCGTTGATCGCGGGCGGGGTGTCGTTTCTGCCCGTGGTCAGATACTTGTGCTTGCTCAGCCAATTGGCAAGCTCGGCTATGGAGTCGTCGGGCAGTTCGCGCTTGCCGGTAAGAAACGATGACAGGTTTGTGCGCGCGATTCCGCATGCCTCCGCAATGTCCGTCATGGAGTGCTTGCGTTGCTTCTTCACAGTGCGCAGCGCGGCGCGTATGAGTGGGTGGGGGGTCATGAATTACCCGCGAGTATACGGCGAAAAACACAGTCATGCATTTCTGGTTTCAAGTTCCGTACACGCATTTGTCCTGCAATAATGACGTTGTCGCCTTCGTTTGCTGAAGCGATGCGACCGTAAGCCTGTGGGTCAAAAAAGCACTCCACAAGATAGGCACCCAAGGAGTCTTTCAGCGTTACACTGATGCGTGTTTTAGCGTAAACCGCCCCCTCGATCTCTACGACCTGGGCATCAAATTGATCCAAATTATCATAGTTGGAGTAGGCTTCGGACAGTTGGTCCATTGTCATGCGTGGATTACTTGTTCCGCTCCAAATGTTTTGCTTTCTGATTTGGCCTGCCGTTGGAGGTAGCTGTGCATTTACAAATTCAGTCTGCCCAGTGTCATAACCGGCAGAGTGGCGATCTTCTCTCCCGTTGGTCTCAAAGAGATTCGAGAGTGTTGCCAATACTACGAGTAGGCCAAGCGCGATGAATGGCGTTAAGCACCCTATACCAAGGAAGACAAAACCCAGTTTTGTGGTCAGTACCCGTAGGTTATGAATGGTCTCTAGATTCAACGATTCATTATCCTTCAGCAATAATGCTCTAGATCGGTATGTTCATTGAAGGCCGTACTGACTAATGCCAGTTAGTTCTCCGTCGTCAAAATCAACACTGACGAAAGAGCCGTCCGCGTTTTCCCATTTGTACCATGACGAACTTCCGAATTTGGATCGAGAGTCATATTTAAGGGTTCCGGGTGACCCGAGAAAGTTCACAACTTGGTTATAGGTCATGCCTTTTTTAAGTTGCATGTAGTGTGCCATTGTAACCGTGGGTGCTTGCGCTGGCGGCTTTACGCGCATGTGTAGCGCATCAACTTGTGGTTGCTCAGGTGGTGGCGTGAATTCCGGCAATTGCGGTGCCTCCATCGCGATCTTTGTTCCATCCGATCTCAATGCGTGCTGGCTCGCCATGTATAGAATGTCGTTTTGAAAGCTGGCCTTCATGAAGGACTTGTCTGGATTGATCCACGAGTACGTCCGAAACGTAACCCCATTGTGCTCCCTGTCATCGTCAAGCACACTTGGTGGGCCGACAATCGCCACGACGGCCTGAAGCGTCATGTCTTTTTTGCACCGGCTGAATTCTTCAAGGCTAACGAATTCGGCTGGCTCCTGCGTTCCACAACCGGTTGTGCACAGGGCAACGATCAATACAATCGCAAGGAAAAACGGCCAAACTTGGCTTTGTTTTTCTCTACTGAACATATTGACAGTATCCTTTTCTTGTGCTACATTCCCCGTTGGTGCGGGCCGCCCTACTTGGGAACTGGGGTGCCACCGATCTCGCAATTGCCCTACGGGGTGTTGTGTTATGTCTGATTTCGACCCTAAGTATTACCTGCCGAGTTTTATTGCTTCGCGTCCGAAACCTTGGGCAGTACTGAGCCAAGCACAAATTGCAGAATTGCGCGCAATGGTTCAACCTTTTCTCGATCTTCCGCCTTTGGATTTTGGCACAGGCGGCGGGCAAGAGCTAACCATGCGTCAGCCTCCTGAATAGGGTTGTCATACAATCCCGGATCGATTGCACCAGACACTGGCAATACAGCCATTTCCTTCTTAATCCCAATCAGGCCGTCCAAATAAGCTTCTATAGAGTCAAGAGACGAGGCCCTAGCATTCTTCCCTTCCAATAACCTTCTGATTGTATTCCTGTGTGGCCCGCCCGCTTTCTGGATATCCGTCCTGATGCCATGATCTATGTCCTCGGACTCCATTATTGCCAGAAGCCTTTTTCGCACAACTTCGCTTCTTTTTCTATCAACCTGACCGTTAGACATAGACCAAACCATAGCACATAACGCCTTTAATCATAACCGTTTGCACAAATGGTGCAAACATATTGACAAATGCACCATTCTGCGATATATTAAATGCACCATTTGGGCTAAATACGAACAATATGGAGCAAATGAGATGAGAATCGGCCAACTGGCAAAGAACCTCAACATGGAGCCAGTCTCCTTGGCTGGCTTGGTCACTTCGACCGGATACAGGACATCCGAAAGCACCGCAAAGCGGTGGATGGACGGAGACATTACGCCCCGCGCCGAAGCACTCCCATTCATAGCTAAAGCCCTTTCCTGCGACATTTCCGATCTCTACGACGAAACAGACGCCAGCATTGTCTCTGGTGTCGCCGAATAAAGGAAGGGCTGAAATTATCATGGGTAACAACGGGTACGACTGCATGACCGTGGTGGACGTCATCCACGCCGTCATCGCGAAGCCCTCCGTCAACCCAAAACGCATTGCTGCCGCCCTTGGGTGTCACGTCACGACCGTCTACCAGATGGGCGAATACGACGACAGGGGCAACCCTCGTCACGTCATCAAGGCGCACCAGGTGCCGGTGTTCTGCCGTGCGGCCGATGATTGCGATCTGTTGCGGTTTCTGGAATGGCAAGCCGGTATGCCCGACACCAACACCCGCCGCCCTACCGACATGGAAGTCATTGACGAAGCCACAGACGTCCTGAAAGCGCTGTCGAGTGCATTCCGGGACGGGCGCGTATCGCGCATTGAAGCCAAGGTCATCGAGCGCGAGTTGCAGGAATTGAATCAAATCGTCGTGGGGCGGCTTGCGAACGCGGAAGCGGATCGGGCCAACCGGTCTTCCGGTGCCGCCGTCGATCTCGATGCGCACAGGAAATCCCGGATATGAGGCGCAGCAGACTATCGGTCACGCCGTCGCGCCTCATGGTGCCCGTCTCCCGAGTGATTCGAGAATTGGGCATGTCGCGAGACCACTGGAACCGCCTTGGCGATACCGGCGCCGTCTTTTGCATCCGTGAAGAAGGAAAGCATCGGCGATTCGATCTGAACGACTGCAAGTCTTGGGTCGAATCGAAACGCATCGAGCCCGAAATCCCGGACTACAACCCTGAAACGGACTTCCGCGCCGTCGCGAGACAACAGGCGAAGGAACTTCGGGCCGGTAGCGGGGCCATCCAATGAGCGCCGCGTTGCACCGGCAGATTTCCGAGGAAGCGATCGTGCGGGCGTGGGTTTGCGAAATGCGGGATCCCTTGCGGTTTGGTGAAGTCCCGCCGCATGTGCTGGATGCAGTCGAAGTGCTTTTGTCCAGGGTGAAACGGTTTCAACCGGATTCGTTGCCTTCCGAATCAGGCAATCCCGGTTAAAAGCGGCGAGCCCGGCCAGCCTGTGATAGCTGGCCGGGCTTGCCTACCAAAACTTAAAGGAAGGAGAGAATATCATGGCGAGCGGTTGCATTCAAGTGCCGGTAAATAAAGTATCCGGACGGGCGGAACTAACGCCCGAAGAATGGCAGCAGTTACATCGTGAACCATCGATCATCACGGCCAGCGAGGCCGCAACGATTCTCGGGGTCAATCCGTACAAATCCCCATACACGTTGTGGGCTGAAAAGACAGGCCGTGTTGAGCGCCAGGGTGAAACGTTGCACGCCCGGATCGGCAAGGCGCTGGAAAATCTGATCGCCGATGAGTATCAGGCGCAGACAATGCGCCCACTCCGCGATCCCGGCGACTATGCTGTCTGGCAACACCCTGATCTCAGTTGGTTGTACTGCACCCCGGATCGATTCGCCATTGAAGCGGATACGCCGGACAGTTACGTGTGCCGCGCCGTCGAACTGAAATGGGGTGGCGACTACACCCGTAAATCGTGGGACACAGACAACGAAGCCGCACCGCTGGCCTATCAGGTTCAGAACCAAATCCAAATGGCGTGCGTCTGCATCGATCTTGGATCGGTGGCGGGCATCATCGGCGGGCAATTTATCAACACGGATACGCGACTGAATCCCGCGTTCCTTGACGCGGCCCTTCGGCGGCTGGATGAATTTCGCAACCTCGTGTTGCGCGACACGCCGCCACCCGTGGACGACTCGGAAAACACGTACCGCACATTGAAAGCCCTGCACCCCCGCGACAACGGCGAATCCATCGTGCTGAACGTCGAACAGTCCAACGCCGTCGAACGGCTGCAACTCGTCAAGAAGCATTTGAGCGAGTTGGAAAAAGAGGAAGCGGGCCTGAAAAACCTCGTGCTTGCGGCCATTGGCGACAACACCTTTGCCAGCACGCATGACGGCGCGATCAAGCTCAGTTACAAGCATTTCGAGCGCAAGGGCTTTGAAGTCAAACCAACCGAAGGGCGCACCCTGCGGTTTTGCAAATAGTTCCAAACGCGAGCCCTGTGTGTGGCCCCGTGCCAGGGAGTCGAAAGTGAACGGGGCATATACAGCAAAAAACCGAAAGGAAAAGGAGTCAGATATGAGCACTGCAACGCAAGAGATTCAGGCACCAGCCGCAAACCAAAACGGCGGGGAGCTCGCCACTATGCCGAAGACGCGCAACCTGCCGAAGGTCGTGGACGGCAAGGGTGTGGTCTTCGCAGACATGGAACAAATGTGGATTTTCTCACAGCGAGTGAAAGCCTCGAATCTGTGCCCGAAAGACTGCAAGACCGTGGAAGACGTTTTTGTCCGGCTACAGATGGGCTTTGAAATAGGCTTGTCCGCCATGCAATCGCTGAACAACATCGCAACAGTGAACGGACGGCCCACGTTGTGGGGCGATCTCTCGCTCGCGTTGTGCAAGGCCCGCAAATCCGAATTTGAGTACGCGACGGTTGAGTACGAAAACGATCCCGGCGACGTGTCGAACCTGAAGGAATACCCGGACAATTTCGCGTGCGTTTGCCGCGTCAAGCGCAAAGGCGAAGATGAGCATGTCGAGCGGTTCAGCGTGGCCGATGCGAAGCTCGCGGGTTTGTGGGCTACGAACGTTTGGGCGAAATACCCGCGCCGCATGATCCGGCACCGCCCCATGACCTACGCGCTACGATCCGTGTTCCCGGACATCCTCGGAGGCGTATACAGCGAAGACGAGGCCCGCGAAATGGTGCAGGTCGATAACCTTGCCGATCAGACCCCGCCGCGCAATCTGGATGATTTGACCAAGACGCTCGGCTACGCGCAAACACAGCAAGCGCAAGAACCCTCCGATCCCGATCCCGTTGTCGATCCCGACACGGGCGAGATTGTGAACGACGACGCGCCCATTTACGACGACAAGACCGCCGAATACGAGGCCAAGGATTCGCCCCAAACATCACCGGAACAGACCGGAATCTGGTGATGATCGACGCCACGGGTGCATGGCCGCCTATACCCGGAAACCCCGGCCATGCACCCGGCCCCCAAAACTTAAAGGAGAGGAATTAAAGATATGGAAACGAAGGAAACATGGTGGGTGGACGGTTCGACCATTGTGTCAAATACACCTACTGGACACGACGACCTAGAAAACGTGCGAGCGTATCGCGGCCACCTGATCGCGGAATCCGTTTGCAATAAATGGGGACCATTGCTGGTCAATGCGCGGCGGCTGTGGTTTGCGTTGGCAGAGATCGTGATCAATTCGCCCGAAGAACGATTTGCAGACGCCTATCAGGTGCTTTGTGATACAGACCCGGACGGGAAGCTTCGCGGTTTGCTTGACCCTACGTCTGCCGAATCCAACGAACCGCAACACGCGCCTGCACCAGAAGCGGAACCCGTTCGCCCCGCCCGCGAAGCCGAAATCGATATCGGCGATTTCGTGTACACGTTCAGGGATACGGGCGGCCCTGTGTGCCAGTTGTCTCGCGAATGGCAACGCTGGACAGTTCTCAAAAAGCGCCTTGAATACGGCGACTCTGACACAAAGGAATCGCACGAACTGCTACTCAAAAACAGTGATGGAACTCACTGGCGCGGGCTCGATGATGTTTACACCACTGAAATGGCCAAGCGTTTTGTGAATCAGTTGGCCGAAACTTTCTTCATTAATCGGGAGGGCAAATAGCCATGTTCCTCCGAAAAGTCCGCATCCAGAACTTCTGCGGGATTGAACGTCTGGAAGTGAACTTCCGATCCCGCGCATCCATCATTACCGGCTTCAATCGTCAGGGTAAATCGACCCTGTTGAACGCTATCCGCTACGCCTTTTTCGGCGAGTGTTACGACGAGGAAGGCATCAAGCAAAAGCAGGACGAACTTGTAGGCCGGTGGGATTCGTCCGCCTTGATCTACATCGAATTCGAGCGGGACGGGAATGCTTACCGCTACACCGTTGGGCTTGGAAGCGGCGGGGCGCAATGCGATTTGCACGGACCCAACAACGCGCAAAAATCGTTCAGCCCATCGAACGCGGGCCGGTTTTTCTCGGACATGTTTGGCTTTGACTTGCAGCACGCACGCATCGCGGCCTTCTCGAATGAGATTGTGAAAGGCGACGTGACAGCATTCATTGCTGATTTCGTTTCTACGGTCAGCCCGGAAGACGTCAATAAATTTGCCGGTGAAAACTGGGAAAAGCTGGACCTGTGGTGTGCATACCACGAAGTGCCGGTTACCAGTGTCGCGACTATCGGGGCGAAGGCCCGCGAGTTTCGGACCATCACCAACCGCGAGAAGGACAAGGCGAAGGTCCGCATAGAGGAAATCGGAACGTGCATTGCCCCTACGTCTAAGGACGGATCGCGCATTCTCACACACGAAGACCGCCCGGCTATCGAGACGGCGATTGCCAAATTGGACGCGCAACTGGCGGAACTCAATCAGGAATTGGGCGCGGCCACGGCCGTCAAGATCGACACGAAGAAGGTCACTGCTGCAAAGGCAGCGCTGGCCGGGGCCGAATCCGAGCGCGATTCGGTGAAGAAAGTCCTTGACGAATACGACGAGGGCATTACCTCTGTCGAGTCCGAAATCAAGGTCATGACCAGCAACCAAAGCCGTGCACACGGTGAAATGTCCGGCTGGCAAGCCAAGCGCGACGTGATCGAATCGGAAATCGACCGCATGAAGGGGCTTTCCAACTGCCCCACATGCACGGCGGAATGGACGCTGGATCGGCTTGAGGCCGCAACCAAAACCCTGCGAATCGAAGCCGACAAGGCCGCGCAGGAAATCGCGGGCTACCAGTCTACCTTGGCGGACATCGGCAAGGAACTCGCCAAGAAACACAAGCGCCTTGACCAACTTCGCACGCTCCGGGCCGACCACGAACCAAAGTACAAAGCGCTTGTGGACAAGGTCTCCGAATTGAAGGCCCAGGCGCGTTTGATGGGTATTCCGGTAGGTGGCGCCGATCCCGTTCTGGCGCAATCCGTCACGCGCAAGCCGGATGAAATCGAGGCGCTGATCGAACAGACCAAGGCCACGGTCCAAGAGGGCCGGGACAAACTCGCGGCGCTGGCGGCCTACCTCGACTACCAGCGGGTCATTGCCGAAGTGGACCGCCACACGGCGGACTCTAAGTTTCTGGATTGGCTGGTGAAGTCCTTCGATAACGGCGAATTCCAGTCCAAGCAATCCGGCAGCGGCCTCGATGACGTTGTGAAACGATGCAACTCGATCCTGTCTGTCTTTGACCTTGAACTAAAAGTGGCGTCCGCGAACAAGAAAAGCGTTATCCACTTCCTGGACCGTCTTCAGGACAACCCGCCGTGGTTACCCATCACGAAGGCGAGCCGGTCCGCCCGCATGAAGATTCAATTCGCATTGTCGCTCGGCTTTGACGCGGGCTGGTTGCGATTGATGGATGACTCGGAATCCATCGAGGCGAAGTACAAGCAATCCCTCCTGAACCTCATGAAGTCGCTGTGCGGCAAACAGGGCAGCACCATCGTTTCCGGTGTGGTCACAAACGGACTCGTGCCCGATTTGGAAAAACTCAACAAGGCATTTAACCCGGTAGGGGTCTACTGGGTTCAGGCAGTGAATTCGGAGTCGGCACAGGCGGCGGTCGCCTGAGCAAAACATTAGCGGTCAAAAACACAAAGGACGTCTCGGTATGACCCTACAAGATGAAGTTAAGTCCCAATTCATCGACCTATTGCGTGAGGTCGAGCCGTATCTTCCACAGGATAACGGCAAAGACATAGAGGCTGTCGGCGCACCGGTGGATTATGTGACCGATTTGGCCACGCGGCTCTCAAACATTGCGAACGTATATTACGCCGTTCCGGAGGGAATGGTTGAGTTCCGCGCATCCCTGGACAAATTCACTGCCGCCGATGGTAAAGCGGTTGTCGTACAACTCGATACGATGAACTGCATCAAGAACATCGTCGCACTGTCGCAATTGATCGGCACAACCGTGACCGTGCGCGGGCTGCAAGGCGACATTGAGGCTTTGGCCGAAACGCCACCACCAGAAATAGAGGCCGGTGATCATCCAGACCAGACCACATTTGACGATCTGGAACATCTCGACAACACCAGCGAGCCCGACATAGACGCGATCCATTCAGCGGCCGTGGCGGACGTTCAGACCGAATCCACAGCGGAGCCAGACGAGGGTTCGCCGGGGAACGTGTCGCGATTCGGGAAAGCCAAATCCGGCCAGGCGTAGCGTGTGCCGTGGGTTTTCCTGGACTTGACGCGACCGGACGTGACAGCACATCACAGCAAACTTAAAGGATTGAAGCAATGAAGATCGCAAAGTTTCAAATCGTTGGCAGTGGACCCTACTCGCAAAGCCGCCCGTACATCAAGGTCAAACTTGAGGGCGAAAAAGAGGACGACTGCGAAAACAGGACGTGGCGCGAGCGTGTTCACGCCGACACGGACGGGCGCGTTTTCATCCCGGCCATGGCGCTGAAAAACGCGCTTTCGGAAGCGGCAAAGTACCGTGCCATGAAGATTGCGGGGCAAGGATCAAAGACCTACACCGCGAAGTTTGAATCGGGGGTCATCGTCGGCGAAGACATGCCTATCGAACCCGGATTTTTCAAGGACAAGCTCGAGTGCATTCGCCTCTTTCTGCCGTCGGATGGGCGGCGGGGCGGCGGTAAGCGGGTCTGGAAAAACATGCCCGTATTCAAAAACTGGACGGCCCAATGCGAGGTTGTCGTCATCGACGAAGTGATTGACGAGAAGGTATTCAAGGAACACCTTGCCATCGCGGGCAAATACATCGGAATCGGTTACTGGCGGCCAAGCAAGAACGGCCAATGGGGCCGCTTTACATACGAAGGGTTTTCCTGGACTTGACAGCGCCTGACGCCACTGGACCCGACAGCACAGGACACCACGTGACGCTACGCGACTCGACATCACATCAGCTTTTTCAGCAAGGAGATTTACCGTGGCCGACGAAATCCGGAAATTCAAGAGTATTCCCGGTTGTGGAATCGAAAGCTCTTTACTGATCGATCGGCTTATGCAGGGCCGTCCTGGAGACATTATCGCCGACGCTGAACTTGAGTCGATATGCGGTCACGATTGCAGTCCGGGCGGTAGGGGTTACGGTTTTCTAGCCACAGCGCGGCGGAAATGCCTTGCCGATGGAATCGTATGGCAGCGCATACACAAACAAGGGATCATCAAGTGCCTTGAGGCGCGAGAGATTATCGCATCTGCGGCGGTCGAGCGAAAGCAAATCACACGAAAGGCAAAGCGCATAACAAGAAAGCTCGGCACGGTTGACCATTCTGCGCTGAGTGAAACGGAAAAGAAGTCATTTTTTTACAACCTTTCCGTGTCTGGGGCTATAGCGAGTCTCGGAAATACGAATACAGAAAAACGGCTTGAGAATCAAGGGGCGACGAACAGGACAATGAGCCCAAAGGAGACTATCGCCTTATATCTTGAGAGCTTTGGGGGCAAAAAAGAACAGGAAGACGAAAGCGAAGCGGAATAAGGCACCCCAAATAGGTAAACCAAACCTAAAGGGAAAGGACGAAAACATGCTTTACGAAAAACTCTCTCAGGCAATTGGCGACGTGGAAAACAGCGTCAGCGACATGGCGGATCGAACAGATGACGAAGACGATCTCGAAGCGTTGCGTGATGCGCAGACATTGCTCGGCGTGCTCCGAAACGTGGCACGCGGAAAAGACCTTGTAGACGCGATGGGCGCACCGGGCGATTTTGGGTACGACACGGCCATTGGCAAAGGAATCGTGGACGCGATTCAACAGCGCAACAAAAAGGCAGTCTAACCCATGGCCGGCGCGAACGACTACGGGACTCCGTTTGACATCTTCCAGGCGTGCGAACGCCGTTGGGGCAAGTTCGATCTGGACGTGTGCGCCCATAACCTGAATGCGAAATGTCATTCGTGGTACGGCGAACCGGGCCACCCGCTTGCCGAAGGTTGCACGGCCTATGACGGACTTGCGCAGCCCTGGTACTCCCGCAATTGGTTGAACCCGCCGTATTCGGCCAAGGGGCCGAACGGGAAGGACATTGGCGTAGTCGGCGACTGGCTCATGAAGGCCGTGAAGGAAGTCGAGAAAGCCAAGACGACGGTAGCGATCCTGAAACTGGATAGCAGCACGGCCTGGGCACGAATCGTGGCAGACCATGCGGCTGAAGTGCATTTCTTGCTTGGGTCACGGATTCGGTTTCTGGAGACGGTCCAGATCGGCGGTGAATGGACTCAGCAATCGGCGGGCACGCCAAAGTTTTGCGCCTTGATCGCGGTCTTCCGGCCCATGTACGCCGGGGAACAGCAACGCAAGGAATGGTGGGACTGGCAGAAATGAAACAACCCGACCTTATAGCCGACACCCGCTGGATCGACGCTGGCAATGAATACATTCAAAGGCCACGCGTATTGCCATTGTTGGACTTTTCAGAGTTTGGCAAGCAGGTCATTGATGCTTATCTGAGCGGCGAACCGTTTGATGCAGAAAAACTGAATCAGTTCAAGACGAGTGTGAAGTTGTTCTTTTCAGGAGTCGCGAGGAACCGAGATCATGAGTGAGTACTTCCGTGCAACCCGATTTATGAACGCAAACATGCAGCAGATGCGTGTCTTTCTGGATGCGGCGATCCCCGGAAACAACATCACGCCCGAAAAGGCACCGGCTTTTGCTGAATACATTGGCGAGTTGTACTACACAACGGCGCGTGACTACGGGTTTGAATCGCCTGTAGACGCCATGCGGGAGGCGTGCGCCGTTGTCGAGCGAATGCTGACACACAAGCAGTTACTCAAGTGTCTCAAGAAAGCGGGATTCAGATAATGCCGGTCGAGCTCAAAAGGAGCATTAATCCATGATCGAGAAGAACACCGACATCGACGGTTTTGACGTGTCCTGCGATCAATGTTCGTTCCAGACGCAATACGCCGGGATGACTTTCACGGACATGCGATATCAGATGATCGAAGAGGGTTGGAAATCGTTCAAGCCCGGTCGCAATGCGAGCGCTAAGGCCAATATCGAATGGTTCAACAAGTGCCCCGCGTGCGTGGAAGGACGGTCGAAGTGCAAAACCATAAAGTAATCTCCGTGATGCAGCCTTGGGCTTCGTTGCTGGTAAAGCGGTTTCGCGGGAATGACGGTCATTTAAGGCAACCATGGAAGCGGTACGAAACCCGATCATGGGAAACGATGTATCGCGGACCGTTGCTGATTCATTCCAGCGCAGGGTTGCCGAAATGGGTCTACGATTTATGTCACGCATATAATGAATTTTTCGATCCGTGGTTCGACATGGCGGGTCCACTTGATCGGCTTCCGCGTGGTTGTATTGTCGGCAAGGTCGATCTTGTTGACTGCCACTATATCAATCGAAAGTTCGAGTGTGATTTGTTCGGTTTTGACCACAGCAGAAATATCAGAGAATGGCATTTCGGGGACTTCGAGCATGGCCGTTTCGCCTGGTTTTGCAACAACGCCGTGGCCTTCGATAACCCCATTCCCGCGAAAGGGCGTCTTGGCCTGTGGAATTGGCAAGGGGAACTACCGGGGTTGGTCGAATGAGTCGACGATTCTACATAGAGGAAAGTCGCCATAATTGGTATGCCGATATACCTGAAGGGCAGGAATTGAGTCGCGACCAAGTCAACACCGGCGCGATCCTGCGCATCGCGGACTCGCTGGAAAAAATGGAACAGCCCTTCGTGCAGTTACTTCGTGAGACTGAGGGGTTACGTGACGAAGTGGCGTTTTTGTTGGCCGAGAACAACCGTCTGACGCGCTCCAACGCCGCGTTGCGCGGGTGCCTCAAGAAGGCGAAGAAGGTGGGGGAATGAAAACCACGAGCAGCCCAAAACTGTTTGTTGCGCAGATGAATACTTGGACCGAGAAGAATTGTCGAGCATTCATGATGTGGACCGGCATTAGCCACGCGGTCATAAATAATGATGGCTGGTTTCCGCGTATTGCAGGTATGGATATTGCATGGCATAAGCGCACAAAGATCGATGCATGGCGACACTTATCGCGCTGTGTTTATGTGGATTTTCTAACCCCCGCCCGCAAGCGCCAAGCCGTGAAGGAGTTTGGGGAATGATCCACGAACTTAAAACATGGTCACAGTATTACGCCGCCGTTGAATCTGGCGCGAAGAAGTTTGAACTACGCAAGGATGACCGAGGTTTTAACGTCGGTGACGTGCTCGTGCTCACAGAGGTTAATTCGGTTGATCTGAGACCGACAGGCAGACAATGTCAGCGCGTCATCGAATACATCGTGCGCGATTGTGAACCCTTTGGGTTGAAGAAGGGTTTTTGTATTCTCGGGATTCGCGATAGGGAGGATTATTGAGCCATGAAACCCGACTTCAGCGATGCCACCATCGCCCAGTGCCGCGCCTTCCTCGACGAGGCCATGCCGGGGAATCAGATCGTGGCGAAGAAGTGGAGCGACGAAAGTTATGACACACCTGCATGGTATGGCTTTTACGACAGCGAGATAGAGGCCCTACAGGTTGCGTGCCGTGTCATCAGTGGATGTCTCGGCAAATCACGCCGCGCCCACTGCCAGCGCGTAGCACGGAGGGTGGAGGGGTGAATCCTATATGTGCAAAACATATGGTCTACAAGTCGCAGATTCGCGACGGTAAACCGGTGCAGCCGTATTGCGCAATGTGTGACGCGGGGGAACCGGAGTGGGTACCAGCCAAAGACAGTCTCGTGATTGTATTTGGCGGATTGGGTGTGTCGGTGTCGGTTTACATTGTTAGCAGCGTGCACGAAGTCGAGCGCGTAAGAAAAGCGGGCCTCAATGTTTTTCCGGCCGATGGGGTGGGCAAGGAATTGCTTTGTCGCATCATCAAGGAACGGGTCCAAAAGAAGATCGATTTTCATGCTGATCTGGTAGCCAAACACAAGGAAATCGAAGCGCAGGAAGTTGGTCAAACAGGTGGAGGGCCGCGTTCATGACGAACGCAGATAAAGAATTCATCGAGGAAATTTGGACGTGGCCACAGAAACGGTGTCGCCGTTTTTTGCGGTACGCATTCCCCGGTCTACAGATTCAGATTCGTCGTGCTCATAATTTTGGCGACTACTACCGGCTTTTTATTGGCCCTGATGAATCAATCGGGTACTGGTGGTGGAATACCAAAACACGATGCGTTCGCGAATCCTGCATATTGGGGTATACGTGCCTCACGCTCGCTAAACGCAAACACGCACGACGGACATGGAGTGGCTACGCATCGAGGCATAAAAGAGGGTTCAGGGCGTGAAAATCTACCTAGCGTCACGGTACGCGAACAAACCAGTAATGTGCGAGGCTCGTGACCGCCTTGTTGACGCGGGACATACAGTCGTGTCGTCGTGGATCGATGAACCATTTGAGTCAATCAATGACATTGACGATCAGCAACGAATGGAATTCGCCCTTCGCGACATTTCCGATTTGCGTGAATCGGATGCGGTTGTCCTGTACACAACCGGCGGCGGTTCTGGTTGCCACCACGAATTTGGTTTCGCAATGGCACTGAAAAAGATTCTGCTCATCGTTGGTAGGCGCGAAAATATTTTCCATTACCTTGGCCGGGTGGACGCGCTGAATTCCACAGAGGAATTAATCGGCTACTTAAATGGCTACTTGAGGGGTGTGACGGAATGACCTGCCTCCAAATCGATCTCCCTCTGTCCCTCGCCCCGCTCCCCGTGCGCCTGACCACGGAGCAACGGGCCGCGCAGTTTGACGCAGAGCACCCGGAGGTCATGGACGCCCTGCACAAGCTTGCGATTGAACAGATCGCGGGCGGGGCAAAGCGGTTGTCGATTCTGGAGCTGTACGCCATCGTGCGGCACCGACTGAAACTTAGGATGAACAACTCGTTTATGCCGTGGTATGCGCGTGAGCTTGAATCGCGGTTTCCGTGGCTGCGCGGGTATATGGAGAAAAGGCCGACGAAGGCGGAAAGGGCAACCCCATGATCGCCTACATATTCCTCGCCGTAATGACCGCCCTGATCATCCGCGACCTGTGGACGGCCCGGAAGTTGCGCAAACAAATAGACGCGCTGTGTGACGAACTGGAGGCTCTAATTGCGCAGGACCGCAGAGAGGTGTACCAGAAACGGATGATCCGTCACTTGACCGAATCCGGCCCGCAAAACGTAGGGAGGAAGAATTGAGCGAATGATCCTAGCGTCCATCATAGCCATTGCGCTCTTCGTCTTCGTCTTCGCCTGGGGTTTCAACACGGGCCACAGATACGGACACGCCAAGGGGTACGAGAAAGGTCTGATCAATTCCGTCCACATGGATAGGCACATGGAAGACCTGAAGGAAATTACGGATCGAATCGCAGCATTCAATGACGGATTGGAGTCGAAAGAGTAACCGGGGGATCGTTTGGACATACATTCATACGTCATGCGTATCGGTGAATTCGCGGGCCGCAAAATAACGGCGGTTCCATCGGGATACCTGCGAAAGATTGTTAAGGCTCGAATAGACGAATGGAAAGCGGCTGAACTGGAATTGCAACGGCGGGGCACAGAAGTGCCTGTAGTCGATTTGTCGGCCCATGCGGTAGACAGGGCCTCGTGTAGGTTGATCGACCACTGGCGGGCCACACGCATTGAGAATGAGGGATTCTATACATGGCTTGCCCGGTTGGCCGAGGCGGCGCTGAATTCGAGGAAGCCCGCCATTCGTAACGGGAGCGACGTTGAAGTGAAGTTCTGCGGGCTCCGGTTCTTGTTGTGTGTACCCAAAGGCAACAAGCCACGGTTGAAGACGATTGTGCCGTTAGACGACGGGATCATGTCGAAAAGGGAAGTGATCGAGAGTATTTCAAACGCCCTCGGGCGTAGCAGGAAAAAGGGAAGGGACCATGGGAATGAATTCGAGGATACGGGTACTTGAGAAGGGGGTGAATCCGTGAAGCGTGGCACCTTCAATCATCCAAAAACCGGTCACCTGGCCCGGCTTCTGGGTATCTGCCGCGCGGCCGCTGGCGGGTATCTGGAGGCGATGTGGCACTGGACAGCGGAGTTCACTCCGGCCGGCGATATTGGCCGGTACAGCGACAATGAAATTGCCGAAGGCGCCTTCTGGCCCTCCGAGGAAGCAAGCCAAATTATTGCGGCGATGATCGAATCACGTTGGTTGGACAAGTGCGATCAACATCGGATCATCGTGCACGACTGGCCGGAACACTGTGAAGACACGGTGCATTCGAGGCTTGCGCGACAAGGACAAACTTTTGCAAACGGCGAACAACCTTCAAAAACTAAGCTTTCACAACGTGAACGGAGACAACTAGATAGGGTGCGGCGAAAAACGGCGGCAGAAAGCGGCTTTTGTGCGCATCACGGCGAAAAAAAGCCGCCCGCCGTAGCCGATGCCGATGCCTTAGCCGATGCCGAGCCTAAGCCTTTGCCATTGCCGAAGCCGATGCCGAAGCCGGAAGACCCTGTTCCAGAACTGAAGGCCAACGTCAAAGCGTTTCCGGCGCTCGGCGCTGCGCAAATTCGAGCCGGAAATTCGGCGGGGGAATCCCTGGGGAACGCGGTCGACGCCGTCGTGGGCCAAGTCGCGGTGGCTCCTGCTGCCGCGCCACAAATCCCGGGTGATGACCTGCTGGCCCGGTGTCTGGCGCTTGAGCCAGAGTGCGGCGGCACTCAGCGCGGATTCTGGCAAAAACGCCTTCGTGAAATTCGACAAGCCCGGAAATCAGCAAGTTTCGAACGGCTGCTGGAAGAAGCCGAAACCCGCATGGCGAGCCAGCGGGTAGTGCAGAGCAAGGGCTACACAGACAAGCTCAATTCACCCGCTGCATGGCTCAATTCGCAAAGCAGGAAGTTGCTCAATGCGTGACGCAAATCAACATGGCGCATTGCTGTGCTTTGAAATCCCCGGCAAGCCGCTTCCCTGCCAGCGAGCGCGGTTCAACCCTTTCGGGGCATCGCGCCGCCCTCGGGATACGGACCAAAACAAGCGGGCCAAGTCGGACATTGGCTGGATTATCCGGGACGCGATGATCCGGGCGAATCTCTCAGGGCCGCTACAAGGCGCTTTTGGCATTTCGCTGGGGTTTTATCTTCGCCAGCCCAAGAAATCGGCCAAGGCGTCAACCCATACGCCGTCTTGGGCCACTTCCCGGCCCGATCTGGACAACCTGACGAAGCTCGTCATGGACGCGGCAAACGGAATCATCTGGCTCGATGACGCCCAGGTCGTAGTATCCGAGCAATTCAAGGCGTTCACAACCGGCGAACCCTGCACCCAAGTGACCGTATTCCGCCCGGAATTTCCCTTAAACAACCCCCTTGACAATCCGTGTTCAGTTAGCTATACTGGTATCACAGTAGCACGGTCAGACCAAGGGCCGGAACCAAAACTTAAAGGGAGAACGGGACAATGACAACAGCGCTGCAAAACGGAAAAACGGATATGACGGTCAGCCGGGAATGGGCGAATCGCCCGGACGATCAAAAGTTTCTTTCGTTGACGGACCTCAAGGCCTACACCGAACGGCTTGCGCGGAATTCCGTCGAAATGGAATTGAACGTGAACGATCTGTACGTCACGCCGTCCGACACGCGCAACGGCGATCTTGATTTCTCGCTTGGCGGGCGCATCAAGGCATCCGCCACGAATTGGAGCTTCGGCCAGATTTGCAGCGAGATCGGCGTCCCGGCGAATTACCTCAAAACGCTTCCGGCGTCCTTGGCGGCGGACAATCTCAATTACGCGCTCGACAACGCGGATCGCACCATCAAGGCGTACAGCTACATGAACGGTTCGCAGAATCTTCGGGCGATCACCTCTCCGCGCTATGGCCGGTTGTATGACTCGCAAGTGGTGGACGCGGTCATGAAGATCGCTGGCAATGGAACGGGCGACACGCAGTGGAAGGTTCCCGGCGTGTTGGATTGGGGAACAGGCATCCATAACCCGTTCGTGGATGTGACGAAGGACAATACGACGCTGTACGCATCGGATCGCGATGTCTTCATGTTCCTGGTCGATGACACGCACCCGATTGAGATCGGCAAGCTGCCGAACGGAAACCCGGACATGGTGTTCCGTGGATTCTACGTCTGGAATTCCGAAGTGGGCGCCCGGACGTTTGGCGTATCGACCATGTACATGCGGGCGGTTTGCGCGAATCGCATTCTCTGGGGCGTGGAAGGTTTCGAGACCATGCAATTCTACCACCTCGAAAACACCCACGAGCGATTTTTCAACGAAGTGGTCCCCGCGCTCAATCGGTATTCCGAAATGGGCACAGACAAGCTCCTGGGCGGGATTCAAGCCGCCCGCGCGGCGATTGTGGCGGAGAACAAACAATCGGCCCTCGAATTCCTGACGGTTCAGGGCTTCACGAAAAAGGACACGCTCGAAGTGGTAGCTGCGGTAGAAAACGAGGAAGGCAAGCTGCCGGAATCGATTTGGGACTTCGTACAGGGCATTACAGCCTACGCCCGAAAGATTCAATTCGCGGACAAGCGGCTTGGCATCGAATTGAAGGCTCAAAAGCTGTTAGACAAAGTCGCGGCATAACGAAGCAACGCCGGGGTCTCACACGAGGCCCCGGCTTCCCATAAGGAACATGTCATGCAGATTCTAAACCGTAATACCAATCAAGTACTTTTCGACACTGAAGCTGAATCTCTCTTGGAATTGATCCAGAAAGCCATCACAGCCGGCGCGAACCTGCGCGGCGCGAACCTGCGCGGCGCGAACCTGCGCGGCGCGAACCTGAGCGGCGCGGACCTGCGCGGCGCGAACCTGAGCGACGCGAACCTGTACGACGCGAACCTGTACGGCGCGAACCTGAGCGACGCGAACCTGTACGGCGCGAACCTGCGCGGCGCGAACCTGTACGGCGCGAACCTGAGCGACGCGAACCTGTACGGCGCGAACCTGCGCGGCGCGAACCTGAGCGGCGCGAACCTGCGCGGGATTACTGTCGCTTGGTCCAGTCATCAAGTCATTTCGGAATTACTGCGACGCGAGGCGGCTGGCGATCTGCAGAAAGAAATGCTGGCGGGCTACATCCTGCTTCGCACGGATCTCTGTTGGGAAAATTTCCTTGCACTGGATCTCGATACTAAGCCTTGGGCCTTGGATGCATTACGCAAGTACGTTAAGGACGGCGACGGCGCGCCGGAAGTGCTCCGTACAACACCGGAGGAGGCATCCCAATGACACGCGAAGAAATCATACGGCGGGCGCAAAAGCTCACCGCCTTCAATGAAGCGAACGCCACGCCTCAGGAAGTCGCGAACGCGGCGGCGGCGCTCAAGAAGCTCATGGAAAAGCATCAATTGTCCATGATGGATGTTGCGGCCGGAATCACAAGCGAAAAAGTGGGCCGGGAAGAGATCGACGGCGGCTACACCAAAAAAACTTGGCAATCCGTCCTGGTGAATTCTATCGCCAAAGGCTTGGATTGCAGTGTGATCAGCTATTACGACGTAAGGGACGCGAAAGGTGTTGCCAAGAAGACGGTCACGTATTGGGTCTTTGGTGTCGAGTCCGATCTTGTCTTCGCCCGGTATCTTTACGATGTGCTTTCCAAGAAGTTTTACGACATGGGGACTGAATACTGCAAGGAGGAAGGTTACTCAGGCGCAATGCTTATTTCCGCTCGCGCGACATTCATCATTTCCGCAGCAAGAGCCGTTCGTGACCGCCTTATCCAACAGCGCGGCACACCGGAAGAAACCAGTCTCACGAACGCCCTTGTCGTATGCAAGGGCAATTCCATACCCTGGGCTGCGAGGTCTGCAGTATCGACAGCGTGAATCATCAAAGCGTGTCGCGTGTTCTATACGAAAGGAGGCCGGTTTGACCATGCAAAGGATTTTGAGTTTCGACATCGAACTTTCAAACATTTTCGACTTGAAGCCCGGTGAGGATTTGGATATCTATGCGCCCTTTCAAATCTCCGTGGCGGCTACTGCGTACCATAACGGGGATTCCAAACCGTGGTTTTCTCGCTCGAAATCCGGGCGGTATTTTGAGTCCATCAGCCAAAAACGCGCCCGTGCCCTTCTTGCGTACCTCGATCAAGAGACAGACGAAGGCACCATGGTTTGCGCATGGAACGGTTTAAGTTTCGACTTGCGCTGGATCGGCCACAATGCGGATGACATGGAGTTGGCCGCAAAGGTCGCATTGCGAATCTATGACCCAATGTTCCAGTTTTTCAATCTGAGGTGTCACATGGTCGGTGTGGCCGCTGTGGCGGATGGTATGAGATTACAACAGAAAAAACTCATGCACGGCTCTGAAGCTCCGCAGAAATGGAAAGACGGCCACCATCAAGAGGTAATCGACTACGTGATCGGCGATTGTCAGTTAACCAATTCGATTGTGGCGAGCATCCAAGAAAAGGGCTACGTCCGATGGATAACAAAAAAAGGCGAGCCCTGTATTCAGAAGATGCCAAAGCTGATGACTGTCCAAGAGGTCATAAACACCCCGCAAGCCCCGGTGCCGTCATGGATGGACAACCCTAAGCCGAAGGCCAGTTTCTATGACTGGTTTCCACCGAGCATTAAGGCTCAAGTGTAAGGAACTCGCTATGACCGCCCAATCCAACACGTTCAAGAATCGCGTGAAAGAATACCGCACGGTTCGCGCCGGCGATCTGAAAGCGCATCCCCAAAACTGGCGTGTGCATCCCGAGCGTCAACGGGCCGCTATGCGGGACATGCTGACCCGTGTGGGGTGGTCAGACGCCATCCTGTGTTACGAGTCCCCGGACGGTTTGCGAATCATTGACGGGCATTTGCGAAGCGAAATGGAGCCAGAGGACCAAGTGCCTGTCCTTGTGTTGGACGTGACCGAGGACGAAGCAAAAATGATCCTGGCTTCCATCGACCCGCTTGCAGCCTTGGCCGACAAAGACGAGGACGTATTCAAGCAACTGGCCGCGGAAATCGACTTGCAGGAAACTGTCCTTGGTTCGTTAATCATGGACCCGGAAGAGGAACCGGCCGAACTGACGGACTTCGACACGACGCCCCCGCCGCGCATGGCATGGGTATTGATCGGGGTGCCGATTCAACGATACCCGGAGATCAGTGACCTCGTGGAAGGCATTGCGGCAATCCCGGATATCATCTGCGAAGTGAGGGCGAGCTCATGAGCGCAAAAAGCGACAACTCCAATCACGCCGGCAAACTGGAATTGCGCCGTTACTTCCTACGCAGATATCCACCCGTCAAAGTGTTGGATTGTTGCCAAGGCGAAATGGTTCTTTGGAGCCGGTTGCGTCAGGAATTCCCGTGCACGTACATGGGTTTGGACGTCAAGGAAAAACGTGGCCGGTTGAAGCTGAAAAGCCACAGGCTCTTAGAAAACAGACACTTGGACTTTGACGTGATCGACGTTGATACTTACGGTAGTCCATGGAAGCACTGGTTTGCACTGTTGCCAAATCTATCCCGGCCAACAACCGTTTTTCTAACGGCTGGTTTTTCTGCCGCTGGGGGCGGCGTAATCTCAAAAGAGCAGTTGCGTGCACTTGGTATCGATGGATTAAAGCATTTTAGTGAAACAAGAACGGCGTTTTCGCTTGTTCTGAACCCTTTTTCGTTGCACTACTGCATCGCTCAGGTTACGCATTACGGACTGCGAATCATAGAGGCCAGAGAAGCTTTACACGGGGGGCGTTTCGGCCACACCCGCTACATTGGCCTTCGCCTGGAAAGGGCATAACACCATGAACGAAACAGAAATCGCCTGGACCCAAGTAACGTGGAACCCGGCCAGCGGATGCGAAGAAGAATCCGAAGGCTGCAAGTACTGCTACGCCAAAACCTTGGCCGAAAATAAGCGCGGTACGAAGGCATTTCCAAACGGCTTTGACCTCACCATACGGCCGCATAAGCTCAATGAGCCGAGAAAACTCAAGGATCCTTCCCTGATCTTCGTCAACTCCATGAGCGACCTGTTCTGGGAGGAAATCCCGGACAACTACCGCGATCAGGTCTTGGACGTCATCGAGGACACTCCCCGGCACCAATACCAAGTGCTGACAAAACGCGCCCCGGGTCTCTTGGCCTACTCCAAGCGCCGGAAGCTCCCCTCGAACTTCTGGGCGGGGACCACCATCGAGAATCAGCGCAATATCAACCGCCTGGACATCCTGAAGGAAGTGGAAGCCGAAATCCGCTTCATTTCCATGGAACCGTTGCTTGGTCCAATCCAATGCGACATGTCCGGGATCCAGTGGGTCATCACAGGAGGCGAATCCGGATTGCATCTGTCCCATGAATCCATCTGCGAGAAACGTGCCCTGGTGCGCTACGTGGATCGCAAATGCGTGGTCCGTGAAGATAGAATGTCATGGGTTCGCGACATTCGCGACGAATGCGCACGGGTTGGTTGCGCCTTTTTCCACAAACAGTGGGGAGGCCACCGCCCAACGTCAGGCGGAAGGATCCTTGATGGCCGGACCTACGACGAGTTTCCGCGTCTCCCGGCAGAAGGCGCGTTCAACAAAAAGTTGAGTAAAGCGGACATTGTGAACGCTTCGAGTAGCAGTTCGAACAGCCAAATGGCATTGGTGTAGACGATATGCCGCGTACAGGAAGGCCAAGTAAATTTGACGCAGAAAAGGCGGCCCGCATTGTCGATTTGATCAGGGGTGGAAATTATGCCGAAACCGCCGCCGCCTCCGCAGGTATATCCAAAGTAACGTTTTACAACTGGAAACGCGAAGGGGCGCGAGAGCGGGACAAGCGCCAAAATCCGCGTTACAAGCCAAATCCGAAAATGTCAGGTTTTGTTGAGTTTTTGAACGGAGTAGAAAAGGCCGAGGCGGAATGTGAGGTCCGGGGCATCACTCGAATTCAGCTTGTGGCCCGCGAAGAATGGACGGCCATGGCGTGGTATTTGGAGCGTAAATTTCCTGCCCGTTGGGGCCGTCGAAACCGCGCCGAAGTGCCAACATCAGAGGATGGCGCCGCGCAGGAAATCACACTGCAAGATATACTTGGCGTGCTGAATTTGAAGAAGCTGACCAAAGAGGAGAGGGCTCAGCTTGTCGGTCTCTTACGCAAATGCGGACCATAAGTCGTCAAACACGGCAATCTCCCTCGCGGACTACATCGAGGCCGAAGACTCCCTGCATTCGTACATCCGGCAAGCGTGGCACATTGTAGAGCCCGGCCGGCCCTTTGTCGATAACTGGCACATCGGGGCCATGTCGGAATGCCTGGAAGCGGCCAGCCGTGGCGAAATCCGTAACCTTGCGCTGTTTGTTCCTCCGCGCGGCATGAAATCCCTGACGGTCGATGCTTTCTTTCCTACGTGGATTTGGGGCCCGCAGAACCGGCCCGAAACCCGATGGATGTTTTCCTCCTACGCTGACTCGCTGGCCGTGCGGGACAACGTCAAGCGCCGCGACATCATCCGTTCGCCCTGGTTTCAACATCACTGGGGTAGCCGGTTCAAGCTGAAGCTCGACCAAAACCAGAAACATCGGTTTGAGAACGATCGCGCCGGATTCAATCTCGCCGTGGGTGTCGGCGGGTCCATCACCGGCGAAGGCGCCGACTTTCTCGTCACAGACGATCCCCATAAGGCCGATGAAGTCGAATCGGACACCATTCGTACAGGCGTTCACGACTTCTGGGACTACACCTGGTCCACTCGTGCCAATGATCCGCAGTCCGTCGTGCGCATTCTGATCATGCAGCGGTTACACCCGGACGATCTTTGGGGGCATATCCAAGAGAAGGAAGAAGGGCGCTGGACGGTTTTATGCCTTCCCATGCGTTACGAGCGTACCGCGTACCTGTGGCCGTTGTCGTGGCCCGATCCGCGCCAGCAGGAAGGCGAATTGCTTTTCCCGGAACGGTTCCCGGAAAAGGAAGTCAAGGAGCTCGAAGAGACGCTTGGTAAAAGCGGTGTTGCATCCCAGTTGCAGCAGCGGCCCGAGGTGCGGGAGGGCGGCATCTTCCAGCGTAGTTGGTGGAACGGAAAGAACCGCTATGTCTTCACGGAGCGGGCGCATATCAACCGGACATTCCAGCGGTTTGGCTTCATGGACGTGGCCGACAAAGTAGGCGCGGACAACGCATGGACTGTGAATCTCTTCGTGGACGTGCTACCCGAATACCAATTGCTGTTGCGGAACGTCTACCGGAAGCGGCTCGACTTTCCGTCCAAGGTCCAACACTGCAAGGACATCATTACCGCGGAAAACAGGGACGGAAAACTGGCCGGGTTCATTATCGAGGACAAGGCAACGGGCGTTGCGCTTATCCAGCAGCTTCAAGCCGAATTGCGCCCGGACCTGGCAAAGCTCGTGATTCCGTTCAATCCCCAAGGCGACAAGCCCACACGCGCAATCAACGTCTCGCGTTGGTGCGAACGCGGCGGGTTTTGGTTGCCGTACCCGCACCCGGAGTGCGAATGGCTTCCCGTCTACGAAGACGAGTTGTTCAAAGCCCCGGCGTGCAAGTTTTGGGATCAGGTGGATACAACCTCCATGGCGCTCAGTTACCTCTGGCACTTCCTGGAAGCCTGGTGGCAAGGCCACCGCGCCATTTAGCACACTGTCGCAAAAGTCGCCACTTCCTGATAGTATTGTTCCGTTGGCTTGAACCCGGAGACCCAAGGCCATGGGACTGTACAAACGCATTCAGGAGGTTTCGCGCGCCGCACAAACCAGCGTGTTGCGTGTTGGACAGCGCTACCTGTATCTCGCGTTCGAGAGTTACTACACCTACACCCAATACCGCGATCAGAACGCCCGCGCTTCCGCTGAAACGACATCGAAGCCCCTCCGCAACCCGGTGAACCGTCTCGTGGAATTCTACGTGACGCTCATGTGGCCGGGGCCGCTCGATGAATCGTTGCCCATCGTGGCAGACGATCCCGATCGCGGCGACAAGCTCAAAGAGGCGGTCTATAAGATATTCCGCTGGTCGAATTGGGAGCTCAAAAAAAACCGCATGGTGCGCGTCTTCGTCACATCCGGCGAAATGATCGTCAAGGTCGTGTCGAAGAAAAACGAGGATGACGTGTCCGAGCGCGTCTACTTCCAGCCCATCGAATCAAAGCATGTGCCCGTCATTGAAACCGATGATCGTGGTTTTGTGACGTACATCCGCATCGACATTCAACGCGAAGAACGGCAGCCGGACGGATCGACCAAGACCTTTACCTACACCGAAGTGTGGGACAAAGAGGCCGAATTTGCCAAGCGGCTGTGGAAGCATGAGCGCGATTACGGTTCTGATCTCAGCATGCTTGGCGAACCCGTGGAAACCATGACCTTGTCTGACGCGGGCGTAGGTGATTTCCTGCCGTTTGGATACGCTCAATTCAGGGATATCGGCGAAGTGCGCGGCATCAACGCATTTCAGGCCGCACTCGACAAAATAGACGAAGCGGACGCCGTTGCGTCCAAGCTCCACGCCCTTGTGTTTCGGGGCAAAAACCCCACCTGGGCGTTGCAACGCAGTGGCACTGACAAAGACGGCCGGCCATTACCCGCCCCTGTGATTCCGGCCCGATCCACCAGTGAAACGACGGGCAATGGCGTGGTCGAATTCGGCGGGGAAAAGTTCATTGCCGTGAACGGCGAAGTGAAATGCCTCGTGCCGGATATTCAGCTTGGCGATGCGCGTGAGGTATTGAACGATCAGGTGGAAGAAATCGAGAAAGACCTTCCCGAGCTTCAGTACTACAAGGTCATGCGTCAAGGCGATCAGATCGCCACGGAAACGATCCGGCTCATGTTGGCCCCGGCAATCTCACGGTTGATTGAGGCGCGTAACAATGCGGAGGCGTGCTTGATTCGCGCCACGCAGATCGCATTGACCATGGCGCAAAACATTGGATTACAGGGGTTCGAAGCATCCGCCATCGGTACGTACCAAGGCCGTGATTTCGATTTCGGATTCGAGCCCCGCGAAGTCCTTCCCATGACGCCCATGGAAAAGGCAGCGCAAGACAAAGCGGAGGCGGAAGCCGACAAAGCCCGCATGGACATCGGTATTCCGCGCCGCATCATCCTGGAAGAGCGGGGATACGACGAGGAAGAGATCGCCCGCATGGACCAACTCAGGGCAAAAGACGAACAGAACCGCACATCCGCCGCGGCGCTGCTCATGGATTCGGCCATGCGCCAATTCAACAGCGGAGAGGCCAACTAATGGGTAAAAACGCTACGCCCGACTTCGTGATTGAGAATCGAGCGAATCCCGCAATGTATTTGAGCGAATGTCCACTTTGTATGCCTGTCGAGCGAGTCGATCCGCTTACTGGCGAGTGCCCGTGTTGTGGCTGTGTGGACCCGAGTAATCTACACCCGTTTCGGTCCTATTGCATTGATTCATTCTACAGCGCACAGCGGCCAGTGCTCATTATGCCGTGGAGCAAACCCCCGGAATCTATTTTGAGTCTGCCGACCGAAGAAGCCCGGGTGGCAGCTATCGTTGCGGCATCGCAAATGATCAACGCAGGGGATTCATTCCATGTTCGCCGCCGTGACGTGAAGACGTGGGGTTGCCCGTTTTACTTCGTGCAGACCTTGGATTGGCGCAGAGCCCACGACGATGTTAGAGGCTGGATTTCATGCATCGTCCTTGCCGGGTGTAAATTGAAGCTATTCAACCATGCCTGAGATCGACGTACCCGATCAGATTCGCGGTTACAAGGACGAACTACTCCAAGAAGAAACGGAGACCGTTCGATCGCTCGCCTTGGTCTGGGCGGGGCTCGTGTCTTCCATGCGCCCCCGTATTCGCGCTCTCGCGGATCGCATCAAACTCTTGGCCGACCAAGGCCGGGAACCCTCCCACGATCTGATTGTGCAACAGCGGCAATTCACGGCGGTGTTCGAGGAAGCGGCCTCCAATTACGACGCCTATAGCGGCTACGTGGACGATCTCGTTACAGCCCGCAAAAGCGGCGCCATCGATATGGCCATCGAGAATGCGGAGGAAATCCTGACGGCGGCCGGGAAACCTCCGGTAGTGGCATTGGCGGACGTGGACGCCCTCCAAACGCTCGCTACCCGGCTCGCCAGTGACAACCCAATCCGTCAAACCATGCTGGCCCGATACCCCGATCAGTGGCTTGCCATCGAAAAGGCACTGCAGGACGGCATCCGGGCCGGGTTGAGCCCGCAGGAAATTGCGGCAAATATGGTCAAGGCCACGGACGTATCGCTAAACAACGCCATGCGAATAGCCCGGACAGAAATCGTAACGGCCTACCGCGAAGCCGCCCGGGAGTCCTACAAGCAATCGAAACAGGTCACCGGTTACAAGCGCATGTCCGCCCTGGATATTCGCACCTGCCCCGCGTGTCTTGCGCTCCATGGCCGGTTCTACGAACTACACCAGCCCCTTGTCGATCACCCGAATGGCCGTTGCTTTCTCGTGCCGGTCATCAAAGATTTGCCACCCCCGGAAACCGGCACGGGCGAGGAATGGTTCAACTCGCTCAGCGAAGATGAGCAACGGGCAATCCTTGGCCCTGCGAAATTCGACGCATACCAGAAAGCGCAGATCGACTTCGGTAAGCTCGCCATTCTCGCCAAGGACCCGACGTGGGGCGGCACGCTCAGTGTCGCCACCCTGAAGCAATTGGGCTTGAAATGAATCACCCTGCCTTGGACAACCCGGATTGGCGGGAGTACTTCGAGGAGCGGGCCGCAATTGGAACCTTTGACGCGGGCTTGAGCGTTTACGACGCCGAAAGCCAAGCCCTGCGTGATACCCTTGCGGCCATAGCCCGGATGCAGCCGGTCGCCACCCCGGAACCCACGGCGGATCAGTTAGCCTTGTTCTAGGCTGGTCACTATCTGTCGCGACTGTCGCAAATTTCACTTGACAGACAAACCAGAACCCGTTATGTTGTACCCACGCTTACGAGAGCGGCATATCTCGGGGGTCTGTTCTGGACCCGGTCGTTACGGGACGTACAACCCGAAAAAGGGAACCCAATGTCACAGCAGAAGCCCGGAACAGATCCCGATCCAAAACCGGCAGACGACAAGACGCCGTCTGCGCAGGAAACCCCTCCTTCTGACCCGAAAGGCAAAGAGGGGGGCGAGACGCCGCCCGCCAAGACGTATTCACAGGCGGAACTGGACGCAATCGTAAGCGACAGGCTTTCACGCGAGAAACGGGCCGCCGATGAAAAGGCCGCCGCTGCAAAACGTGAAGCCGAAGAGACCGCGCTCAAGGAACAGCAGAAGTTCAAGGAGCTTGCCGAGCAACGCGAGAAGCGGATTGCCGAGTTGGAGCCAAAAATCACCGAGTTTGAGACCGGCTCCAAGACGGCCGCCGAAAAGATCGCGTCACTCGAAAAGATCATCGCCGAAGACGTTGACGCCCGCATGAAGGCGCTCAACATCGACGCGCCGATGAAAGAGCTTGTGGACAAAATGCAGGTTCTGGAAAAGCGCGAATGGCTTGCGAAGCACGAAGAATCCCTTCGTGGTAAGCGGACCAAGGGCGTTTCGGAAACTCCCGCACCGGGCGGATCGGGCAAAGTTCCAGCTTCCAATGGCGCACCGGGCCAAGAGGAAGCGGACAAGATAGCGAAGCATTACCGCTCGCTTGCCTAATCCGTAACCTTGCCAGCCTGCGTGTTCCGAAAGGAACCCGCCTACCATGGCAAACCTTACGCTCCCGACCGCGACGAAAATGTCCGTGGTCAAATCCATCGATCAGCACACCCTTCTGGCCGGTGTGGTCATTGCATGCGGTGAAATGATCACCGTGGACACGACAACCGGCAAATGGAAAAAGGCCGACGCCAACGATCCAAACGCGGAACAGTTGGTCTACATGGCCACGCACGGAGCCAACATCAACGTTCCCCTTACCGGTATCCGGCGCGGCATCGTTGACGGCGGCTACGATCTGACCGCGCTCTCGTATCTGGACAAGCTGTATCTGTCCGCCACAGCGGGCCGTGTTGCAGACGCCACCACGGGCGCAAACGAAAAGCAAACCCTCACGATCACCGGCACCCCCACGGGCGGCACGTACAAGCTGTCACTGGATGGTGTCGAAACCACGGCGCTTGCCTACAACGCGAACGCGGCCACCATTCAGGCGGCATTGGAAGCGTTGTCTAACGTGGGTGCGGGCAATGCCGCGGTAACGGGCTCCGGTCCGTTCACGGTCACGTTCACGGGCGCTCTCGCGAATACCCCGCTTGCGCTTCTTGTGCTTGCGGACAACTCGCTGACGGGCGGCACCGATCCCAGCATCACGATTGCCGAGGCGCAAAGCGGCCAGGTGAGCAAAATCATCGGCTACGTGTTGCCCGCGCAAAACGGCGACAAACTCTTGTATCTGGGCGACTAACCGAAACCGGGCAACAGCGCCCATTTGATGAGGTGATGAACAATGTCAAACACGTTGGCCTACGGGTTCTCGAACCTGTTGGACATCTTCCCGGCAGCGGTGACCGAAAACCTTGAAGCGGTCAACACCGCGATGCAGCAGTTCAAGGACGAACACAACCGGCAGATGCAGAATCTGTTCGGGCTTTTCTGCGAGTACACGACCAACAACAAGGGCCGGTACAACACGCTTGCGGACGCAGAAATGCAGGAAAGCGACGAGTACACGGAAGGCTTGCCGATCAAAGGCGGGGACCGCTACGACGTGGCGTGGCCCATTCTGAGCGGCATTCTCTCTCAAGGACTCACGGAAGAGGCCGCCAAGAAGATGACGGTCGAAGAAGCGAACCGCAAAGCGCTTCAGGTTCAACTTGCGGACATCAAGTTTTTGCGCAAGAACATCCTGCGGGCGTTGTTTGCGAACGTTGCATGGCCGTGGTCTTCGGAGGAAGACGGATCGCTTACGATCCAAGGTCTTGCAAACGGCGATGCCGTTAAGTACCTGTTGCACACCGGCGCAACCTCCACGGCGACCGACACTCACTATCTGGCAACCAACTCCGCCATGGCGAATTCGGATTTCGAGGGTATCCGGGAGGAATTGCTCGAACACCCAGAAAACTCCGGCGATGTCGTGGCGCTGGTGCCGACGAACCTGAAAGCCACAGTGGAAGCCTTGACCGGCTTCTATCCGGTTGCCGATGCAAACATCAGTTTCGGCTCCGGCGTATCGACACTGAAGGGCGCTCCTTCGGTCCAGGTTCCGGGCGAACTGTTCGGCTACCACGAAGGCAAGGTGTGGCTGTACGAATGGCGCTCACTCCCGGACAGCTACATCGTTGCTGTCTGCACGGGTGGCAACAAAGCCCTTCGCGCCCGCCAGGAAAAGCTCGCTTCCCTGCAAGGGTTGCGGCTTGTGGCCGAAAACGAAGGCACGCACCCGTTCTACAAGACAACGTGGAAGCGGCATATCGGATTCGGCGGCTACAACCGCGTGAATGCCCTTGTAAAACGCTTCGGCAATGCGTCCTACGCCGTGCCGACCGGCTACGAGACGCCGTCCGCATCCTAATCCATCGTTCCCGCCGCCCTGCGACGTGTAACAGGGGGCCGGGGAGTTTGACTCCCTCTCCGGCCCCTCATTCAAAACCCTTGGAGTCACGGAGTCAGATTGATGCATCCACGAGTAGCTGATCAGAGGCAGCGCGAAGCCCGGACCCGTATCGGCGCAAACCTGAAGAAATTGTGCTTCATGCTGAATGTCGAATTCGGCGAAGCGCAACACGCCCACGATCGTTCGCTTGCAGCTTTGTGCGAGTTGGAGCATATCGCCGAAGTATCCGATCGCATTGTCGCGGCCGCGATTGGCGATCAGCCGGAACAACCAACCTTTGAACCAAAGCCGGAAGCGGATCCGGAATCTGCCACGGACCCGGTTGAAACCGCGCCCCTCATTGCGGGATTGGACGAAATCCCACAAGACACCCAACCCGATCCACAGCCATTCATCCCCGAAGACGCACCCAAGCCGAGCGGCAAAAAGGGCAAGTAACACACTATGCCGGCCATCACCACATACACCGAAAGCGAACTGAAAGCCTACCTGCACGATTGCGTAGGCGGGTTTGCGGACTTCCTTTCGTTTTCGGTGGGTGCTGGCAGCTATGACCGAACCGTGAACAAGGCGCTGTCGCGCTATGGCGTCGAAACCATCGACCTCGTGGACGGGGTCACGGAAGCCGCCTTGCTTGAGGCGTGCGCCCGGTATGAGCTTTGGACGTCGATCACGAATAAGACAAACGCCTATTTCTCGCTTTCCAGCAAAGGCGACTCGCTGAGCCTCGGACAGTTAAACGAACACGCCCGAAAATCAGCCACCGAAGCATGGGACGACGTTATCCGACTCCGCAACGATCTGGACCGCGAAGGAGCGGAAGCGGACGGCGGATCCGGCGACATGGTCATTTACGACGTGAGCCGCGACGACGACCCCTATGAGGCCCTAGCGGCCCTGGAAGCGGAAAACCAAGAGTACGCCACGGAGGAATCCGAATAATGGGCGCGGCATTTCTTCAGCCCGGATCCATCGCAGCGATTCGCAACGCGGCCAGTGGGCTTTTCTGGGACCAAGTCACTGTCTTGAAGCGGTCCGCCTCGGATACGGGCGCGTATGCGCACCTGCAAGAGAGATTCGGCGATTACGACACGGAGCACCCGGAACTCGAAATCGAGACCGCGTGCAAGTTTAACCCGGTGTCCGCCTCTGAACTGAACCATCCCACGGATGAACAGCAGACCAATGCGACGGTTCTTTTCCCTGCGTCCTTGACGGGCGTAGATGCGCACGATCGATTCCGGCTGGATGAAAAATTCGGCACGGCGCTGGAAACCCCGGAGCTGTACGAAATCGTGGGGCCGTTGCGGGAAACGATCTTCGGATACGAAGCCGATTTGCGGCGCGTGGAGGATCGGGCATGAACGTGCGTATGCGGTGGAATACGAATCAGGTTGCCGCGAAGCTGGAAGGCTTTCATACGGCGCTTGTCGAAAAAGCCGCGTTCCTTGGCGAGCAACAGACAAAAGCAAATATAGCGATCCCGTTCGAGCACAAGGACGGATCGATGCGTGGCCAGATTGATACCAGCGCCATGATCAACAGCGTGAAGGCGAACGTCACGATCGGCAAAACGCTCCATGACGCAGAGGTCGAGGTCCCGGTTCACTATGCCCAGTACCAGGAAAACATTCGCGCGTTCATGGGGCCAGCCGTTGAAACCGTTGCGGCATCGGCCACGACGTTGGTAGACGCGGCCAGGAAAGAGGCGGGGGTCCTGTAATGCTAACAGAAGTCTACACGGACGCCACAAAGGTGCTGGTCGAATACCTGCAACTGGAAAACACGCCCCACGGCGCATCGCAACTGTACCCGGAAGTGGAAGATGCGGTGTATGCCGAGGCGCTCCCGAAAGGGTTCAGTGCGGCCTCAGCGGCCATTGTGGTTGGGGGCAACTCGGAACACCCCATGAAGAGCGGTCCGATTACCCGTGCGTTGCGGCTGTTGCGCGTCTACGCCGGAAATGACGACCCGGCCGCCATGGCGCGAATCGCGAACAAATGCGCGTATCAGATCAATCGGGGACAGGGCGTGACGGTCGCATCGGGCCGCCTGATTTCGGCCCACGTAGAAAGTATGAGCGGAGTTTCATGGGTTCCGGCCGGACAACGGCCCTTTATCAACATCAGCGTATCAGCGCGGGTGACCGCGTAACAAAGGAGAACGATCATGGAGAACACGAGCGCGGGCCTTGTATGTGTCCGCAAGGGCGCCTATGGCGCGGTCCTGCCGGCCATTGGATCGGCTCCAGTTACCTGGAGCGCATCCGGCGCGGCCGCAAACGAAGTGCAATCGGTCACCATCACCGGATCGCCGACCGGGGGCACGTTCACCCTCACGTATGGCGGCCAAACGACCGGCAACATTGCGTACAACGCATTGGCGGCCACGGTTGAGCAAGCCCTTGAGGCGTTGTCTTCCATCGGGCTTGGCAACGTTTCCGTATCGGGCAGCGCGGGCGGTCCCTACACCGTTACGTTCATCAACGCGCTTGGCAACCGATCGCTCAGCAACATGACCGCCAGCGGCGCAAGCCTGACGGGAGGCACCGATCCGGCTGTCGCGGTTGCGCAAGTCACGGACGGCACTCCGGGCGGTGCAACGTGGACCAAGCTCATGGTCGATCACGAGAAGGACACGGAACTCCTGATCGTGAACAAGCAGCGCGAAATCATCCCTGTGGGCGAGTATGACGCCACGGACATTCACAGCATCATGCGTTCGATCTTCGGCGTGAAGATCAGCTTGTTGCAGTCCGGGATCGACGCCATCAAGCTGGCTTTTCCGGAATGGCCCGAAGACTCGCCGGGGGTGCACACAATCCCGAATCGCAGTATCCAGATCGATCCGTGCGCAATCGCGATGGAGTACGACCTGGGTGTCTGGCACTTCACCAAGTGTGTGCCCGTCGATCCGTCCAGCATCAAGCAAAACCTTGAACTGACCCAGTTCGACTTTGTCTACCGCTTTTTGGGCGACGACGCGAACACGGACAGCGCCAAGGGCTATTTCTACGAGTTCAGTTAAACGAGTCAACGCCAGGGCGGCGGAAACCCCTTGGTTAAGGAGTCATTGCCATGAGTCATACGGGAAACGGGAAATCGGGCAGCTTGCTGGATTTCACGCGGACAGAATCGGAGATGGTCTCGAATGCGCCGATTGTGCTTTTCGAGATCGACGGCCAATCCCATGGCGTGCACTTGCGGCCAGCCGGCGAAGTCGATGAGTGGTTTGAGCGCATGGACGCAATCGATCGCGCGGCCAGCGACACGGACTTTCACGCCAAGCGTATCGCGGCGCTGACGGTATCCCTTGAGGATGCCACCCGGAAAGCGTGCGAGCTGGAAATCCAAGACCTTGAAGGCCCGGATCGCAAGGGAGAGATCGAGTCCGCCCATCTTGCGATCAACACACTTCAGGATCGAATTGCGTCAGCTTCGGCCACGCACCGCAAGAAACGGCGCGAGTACATGGATGCGGTCAGGGATGCCGTGTTCAGTTACGCGCCACACGAACTGGATATAGAGGCGTTGCGGCCCGTGGTGACCGACGCGCAAATCATCATCGCGTATCAGCGGCTAAGGAACCTCAGCGACCCTTTAGCCCAGGCTCTGAATATCTCCGAACTGCGTGCAGAAAGGGTGGCCGCAAGGAAACGTCAATAGTACCCGTATATGCGATTTTTGAATCGATTGCCCAGGCTTACGCCATGGACCCGTTTGAACTGCCGTTCAAATGGACTTGGGAAAGGATATGGATCGCAATGGCGAGGCTCCACGAAAGGAACCGTGAAGCGGAGAAAGCCCGGCGTTCGCCGTCGTCATCGGCTCGCGGGGGCATGACCGCGTTATCGCTTGGCGAGATCACGGCATCCATGGTGACCCGCAATAAAAGCGCCGGCCCGCGCCGGTTTGCCGTTCCCAAGGGGTAGCGCATGGAACTTGCACGGCTCACTATCGTTTACGAATCGACCGGGTTTTCAGTTATCACCCAGGAGCTAACTGAAGTCCGGTCCGCTGGCGTTTCCGCATTTGGTGAAATCCGCAAGGCGGCGGCGGGTTTAACCGAGGCCGTGATTGGCGAATTCCGGAACATGCAACACGCAATAAGCATGTCCTTCACCGGTATCACAACACAGAGTAAGCAAGGTCTTGTCGATCTGTCCCAGGCCTCAGAATCCGAGATCGGACAAAAGCTGCCCGGCCACGCGGAAGACGCAGAGAAGCGCATCAAGAAGAGCTTCAAGATTTGGTCCGAAGAGGGCATCAACAAGATGCAGGGGCTTGCCAATCAGGCGGGCGTCACGTTTGGCCTAATCGGTGCCGGGATAGTGGGGCCGTTGACGTTGGCCGCAAAAGCGTCCATGGACTTTGAAACCGCGTTCACAGGCGTGCGCAAAACTGTTGATGCATCAGAAGAGGAGTTTGCCGCTCTTCGTAGCCAGATTCTGGATATGAGCACAGAAACGCCGTTTGCCGCTACTGCGATTGCGGGCATCGCCGAAGCCGCTGGACAAATGGGTATTCAAAAGAAAAACATCATGGGCTTCACCAAGACCATTCTTGATCTTGGTGTATCTTCCAATCTTGCGGGCGAAGAAGCGGCAACGATGCTTTCGCAATTTGCCACCATCACGCGCATGGATCAATCGCAATTCCAGAATCTGGGATCGGCGATTGTTGCATTGGGTAACAGTGGAAACTCTAGCGAAAAAGACATAGCGGAATTGAGCCTTCGTCTTTCTGGCGCTGGTAAGACGGCCCATATGTCACAAGCGGACATATTGGGAGTCGCGGCAGCCATTGCAAACGTTGGCATAAATGCCGAGGCGGGCGGTACGGCTATATCCACGGTTCTTGGGGAAATTCAGAAAGCGGCAATGGCGAACACGGAAGAGTTTTTGAGGTATTCCCATGTTTCGAGCATGACCAAGAAACAGGAGGAGGAATTCGCGAAGTCGCTTGGCATAACCGTGAAGGAGTTGAAGGAGCAAGCCAAGTATGTAACTGAGGGTAATGAGCAGCTTACGAACTTCGCCACGGTGGCCGGAATGAGTGCATCTGAATTTCAAAAGCTATTCAAGGCAGATGCATCCGCTGCGCTGGATGCGTTCATTCAAGGTCTTGGACGGATGCAAAACGCAAATCAAGACGTATACCAGGCTATGTCTCGGCTTGGAATCGAAGAGCGCAGACAGATCGATGCGCTCTTGCGGCTTAGCGGGTCACAGGGCGAATTAACAAAAGCCCTTGGGCTATCCAAGCAGGCTTGGGCAGAGAACATCGCGCTTACCGACGAGTCGAATAAGTTCTATTCAACCTCAGAGTCAAAGATGAAGATGCTTTGGAATACAGTTACGGAATTGTCTATTGCTGTCGGGGATATGCTGGTGCCAACACTGATCCGAGTCGTTGAAGTTGTTAAGCCATGGATTGAAAGCATCACACAGCTGATCGACGCCCATCCGGTTCTTGCCCGAAACATACTACTGGCTGCGGGTGCTATCGGCGGTTTGGTATTGGCGATATCTGGTGTGTCTTTCGTTCTTGCTCAACTAGCCGGGGCAATGTCGTTTGTTTTCGGGATTCAGACTCTTTTAGGCATCGGCTCTGTTGCAACTGGCGTTACCAGCATAGGCACGGCCGCCACGGTTGCAACGCCAGCGGTTGCGGGTTTGGGTGCGGGCCTTGGTGCTGCCGCGTTGTCGATTGGGTTTGTCGGCATTGCCGCTGTGGCTGTCGTGGGAGGGCTTGCCCTGCTCGGAAAAGCAGCCGGGGCGACTGCCGCCGAATTCACGAAGCTGCGAATGTCGGCCGAATCGCTGGACGCCACGACACAGCGGCGCATCGAACAAATGCGGGCCCTTGGAATCGTGGTAGACGAGACGGCCATGAAGGAAATGAGCCGTTCCGAGCGCATCCAGTACTTGACCGATCTGGAGCTGAACAAGGGCGACGCCGCGCTTCGGGCCTACCTCAATTCCGTGATGACCAAAGAGCAAGCCGATCTGCTGTTCAATCAGGCGAAGGCCCTTCGGTTGAATGAAGAAATCACCATGCAGGAAGCGGCCTCTGTTGCGCTACTCAACATAGACGAGGCGGCAAAGCTGCAACTCATTCAGTCGGACGCGGCCGCCACGGACGCCATGCTACGGCAACTGGGAATCCGCACCGGCGCGGCAAAGAAATCGGTAACCGACACAGCGCAGGTTGAATCAGAGTTGACGCAAGTGGTCAATTCGGGCGTAGGCCAGCGCATGACAAAGCGCGAACAAATGGATCGCGCATGGGCGGAAAGTTTCCGTGCACAATTGGCTGCCCAGGAGGCATCGAAAAGCGCGGTCTACCAGCAGGTTCTTGCAGACAGGGAGCACGCTCGACAGACCGCACTCATGACTCAAAATGTCCTTACGTTTGGCAATCAAACTGAAACGGTCTTCTTGACAGTCATGCCGAATGCGACAGAGAAAGGACTTAGTGAAACCCTTAATCAGATAGAGAAATTTCAGAAAGAGATCGAAAAAAAGGCCAAGGAAATCCGCGAAACCCTTCAAGGCGCGGTAGACATGAACAAGCGCCATTCCCCGTCGATCAACGATTACGCCAAGATCGGATTTCAAGACAACCTGTCCATCATGCAAGGGTTCAGCAACCAAGCAGGGACAATCCTTGGCAATATTCGTAGCACGTTCCGGGAAGCGTTTGATTTCACCGGGCCGCTCATGGGCATGGCATCCAGCATGCCGCCAGTGTCCACCCCGGAAGAACGCAATCAGGCGTACTCCGATGCCGCCCATTCATTGAATTCCATCGTGAACAACAATCAGCAAAACCAGACCACGAACTATCAGGGCGGAAATGTCTCCGTGCATGTGAGCATTCCGGAGAACGTTGCGGCGGGGATGAACAAAAGCGAGCTCGCCTTCCAGATCGGGCAAGAGATTTTGAAGCAAACCGAGCAATCGATGATCGGCAAACGTGGTCTTGCGCCGAGGTTTGCATGATTATCAACGGCACGGATATTCGGCTATCTCCGTACTACGCCAAGGTGTATGAGCGCGAGGAAATAGTTTCCGCCACGCCCGTGGTGGATGTAGCGGATAACGAAGTGGGGACCGGTTTCAGCATTTCCGGCAACACGTTTTACCGGGGAGAGCAAGAGAACATTCCCATTTCGCTGCATGGATCGAACCGGCAAACCGTCGTGAACCGGTTGAACGCGCTCAATTACTTGTTGCGCCAGGGTATCACTTACGAAGTGCAACTGGATCAGAACCCCGGTGTAGTGCGCTATGCGAAATTCTTGGGCATGACGCGAGGAACGTGGCATGGCAATTCCATGCTCGAATTTGCGATCCGGTTGGCCTACGGCGATCCGTTCAAATATTCGGAGACCGAAACCGAGTTTGAAGACACCATCGATGCCGATCCCTTTGATTTTCAAATAGACGCGGAAGACATTGCACAGGCGTCTTCCAATATCGAGCCGGTGATTACCATTGCGTTGTCCGCCGCAAGCGCAATCCCGCTTGTGGTGCGAAACCTCACCCATGGAACAGCCTTCAGCTACTACGTTTCCGTTGCATCTGGGGATTCGATCATTATCGATTCCCGCAAGAATCAGGTGCGAATTGACCCGTCTTCCGGGGATGAATACGTGGCCATGTCCGGCGCATCTGGCAATTTCCCGATCATCTTGCCGAGGGTGAACAACAGCTTTCGCATCGAAGGGGTTTCGGCGGGCGATCTGACCGTTGCATACCGGGAGACGTTCCGATGAGCACACCCATAAGCGCCACGGCGTTCAGCAAAACACCCCTGCTGGCTCTTGGTCAGCTTGTGTCGGCTATAGACGACAACGATACAACCATCACGCTGTATGCGGGCCAAGGCGCGAATTTCGGCGCGGAAGGGGATGTGGTTTGGGCGCGGATTGCCACCGGGCGGACTCTTTCCGAGCTTCAGGCCGGGGAGACGGTCCAATGCACCGTGGGGACTGACGACGAAATAACCATCGTTCGCGATTCCGTTGAACCCAGGGAACATCCCGCTGATTCGTACTTGTATGCCGTTCTACTGCCGGAGCATTTCCAGGATGAAATCCACCCGGCCATCAATGCGTTGGAAGTGCACGCGGCGCTTGTCGAGGGTTTCATCGCTGATCTGATGGGTGGGGGAGACGGCATTATCCGCAACGGGATAACCCCGGAAACCAACACCGCGCTCAAGGTGGTACAGACGTCGCCCGTATCCATGAAAGTGACCGTGAAAGCGGGACGGGCAATTATCAGCAAGCGGTTCTTCGATCTCCCGGAGGATTGGGAGTCCGGGACCATCACCGCGCCAGTCACAAACCCGCGCATCGATCTAGTGCAGCTTGTCTTGGCAACTGGCCTCCCGGCGATCAAGACAGGCTCAGAGAATGTTTCTCCCGTTAAGCCAACCCCGGATGCCAACTGCCTTGAGGCGGGATCCATCGCGCTCGCCGTTTCGCAAACCGACATTGAGACGGCGGACATCACAGACGGCAGGACGTATCTATGATCGGCGCGTTTCTATTCGGAGAAGGGCTTTTCGGCGAAGTCGAAAGCAGCAGCGTAGACACTCACTGGATTCCCTTTGCCCCGCCGTATCGCCTTGTGGTTGTGACGCCGGCCGGTTCGACCCTTGCGTATTTGAAATCCGTCATTGCCGCCGATGTCACGTTTACGATTGACGAGGCCAGCGAACTCAACCTGCGCGTGGGGGAGTCGGAATACGGCTTCGAGCATTGCCACTTGCCAAACCTGATCCGCTTGTTCGACGTGCACGACCGGCTGATCGAAACGTTCCAGATCGTCAAGGCGCAACCGGAACCCGGCGTCATTGCGTTGACGGGTCAAAGCCTTATTGCAAAACTTTCCATGGCGCAAAACATCGTGGCGTACTCTTCCGAAGTCGGTTCAACGTTTCGAGAAGTACTCCGGGATCTCCTGGCATTTCAGAACAGCGCACCCAAGATACAGCTTGGCAACATTGCCAGCGTTTACGGTTCAATAGTGTTGCCCGTTCAGACGTTCGAGCACATGTCCATCATGGCCGCGTTGAACGCGCTTCGGGACGCGCATGGCGGTACGTTTTGGGTAGACGGCAATCGCCGGTTGCACTGGCAAACGCAGCGCGGCCGCCGAAAGGGCCAACAGCTTTGGATCGGCAAGGGCCTCATTTCGGCGCGGCCCACGGTGGACTATTCCAAGCTGGTTACCCGCATTCACGTTTCGGGTAATGACCCGGACAATACCCCTATTTCCTTGGCGGACATCGAAGAGTATGAAGAAACTGACGGGTGGATGGTGGCCGATTCCGCATCGACCTACGGCCACGACTACAGCCTGATCAAGGACTCCTTGACGTTCAAATCCCTTGGCGACTTGGAGGAATACGCCACCCGCTACCTTGAACTGTATTCGCTTCCATGGATCACATATGCGCTTGACGCCCGCGATCTGTCCCACTCCCCGGATTTCGGCTACGACATGAGCCAAGGCATTGAACTGGGTTCGACATTCGAGGTTATCGACAGCCGCATATTGATGCCTGACGGCAATCCCCTTCGCGCACAGGGGACCATCGTAAAGGTTTCATTCTCGCTTGGCAGTCCATGGAATGTTCGTGTGGAATTCGGCCAGCGCACGTTGTCTCTCGATCAATTCTTGTCTGACCTGTCCTACCGCACACGCGAGCTTGAGCGCGAAGTACTCAAAAAGGGCGGCGGTGTTTCCGATCTGACCCCGTCACCTATTCAATTCGGCGCGGGCTCTCCCGGCGTCGATCCACAGTCGGCACGTCGCGACCACGTTCACCCGCTCGATCCGTCCGATTGGTCTGATCTCATGGACGCAATCATGGATCAGCTTGGAAACGGGAGCGGTGGCGGTATCTACGCGGGAATGCGTCCGATCGTGTGGGCGCCAAGCGCAGAGGCGGCCGAAACCGTGAAGCCAAACGACGGTTGGCACCCGATTTGGATGCTTCGAATCAATGATCCAGAGGCCGTGAACTACGGGTTTGAATACATCCGCAATCATGACAACACGGATTGGGTGTTGTGGAGCGAGACCTCGTAATGCCTGAGCAATGGGTTCAAAACGGAAACTGGACGCATCTGTCGCGCTGGAACATCGGCACGGCACTGCAACAGCTTTGCCGGACGTGGAACTACATTGAGGCGATTTGCGGCAAAGGCACGCATCTTGACGATGGCACGACGTGGCCGGATGATATGCAGTCTGCCTGGTACCTGGCTGACCAAATTGCGTTGACCCTGGGCGCGAAGGCCGGAGTACGTCTTGGCTCCAGCACGGGCGGCGGATCGGGATTCCCTGGAACGTTCGGCTATATCTACGTCACGGCGGCGGGATACGGAGTGGCCGGGAATAGCATTTCGATCACCTTTGAAGCGGGCGCGGGCGACGATATTGTAATTTCTGTCGATGAAGGCGCGATCACGGTTGAATTTCCGACCGGCGCCACCATAGCGGAAATTGCGGCCGCATTGAACGGAGACGGGGCTGCAAGTGCGTTGGTTCAATGTGTGGCAAGTGAAAATACGGAAGAGCCGATCGATCCCGTTTCGGAAACGTTTTTATCCGGTGGCCTTGACCCCATTGACCCGGAGACGGTGCGGCCCACGTTCCCGGCCCTCACAACGTGGCTAAAGCCTGATTCATCCGAGTGTATATTTCCGGACACGGGCGACTTTGCCGGTTTCACGTTTCTTGGCGCGGGTGAATATTTGGACCCGTTGCGCGAAAACGTCCTGCGTTTGCGTGCGGCCATTGAAGCCGGTTTCGACGGGGCTCCCCGGCCCTTCGATGCCGTGAATGGCTATGTCGCGGGCGGGCCGCACACGGGCTACACGGCCACCGTAGAGGGGCAGACGGCCGCATGGGCCATTGGGCACCTGGCCGGCGCGTGCCGTGACGATGGAACGGTTTGGGCGGCAATCTCGGAGGGCCTTGCGGCCTTCCTGGATGAACTGGGCTACGGCGACGAGTGGGTTCCAGTGGACAACGTCCTGGAGGCCGACATCTACCGGCAAATGTTTGCCGCGGTGAACGCCTACACGCGCATTCGATGGGACAAGCGGAGCACGTACCCGAATCTCAATCGACGCCCGGAAGCGGCTTGGTTTGGCGTACCGGGCACGCACATTGTCCCGGAACTATGGACAACAGCCTACAGGCAAAACCAAAAAGGCCCGCGTCAATGGAACGGGTCTGCCTATGTGCACTCGATCCCGTCTTCCGGCGCGGAAGCATGGGAATGGACCCGTGGGTTGTATGCGGAACTGGAAAGCGATTTCGGCGTGCCAAATACGGCCATGAAATGGATTGCAGACCGTTGGGGTGCCGAGGGTAATGGTATTTCCATCGAGGTTGTCATCGTACAGGTCGAAATCGAGGAAGACGTTTTTGTCCCGGAACCCGATCACGAATTGACCGTTCAGGTCACAGGCTCCCAAATCCTGATCGAGTTGGCAACGGATTCCGAAGGCGTGGCCATTACGACGGCCAACGAACTGATCGCCTTGATGAACGAAACGCCAAACGTGCGTGCTCTGGTGCGCACGGAGTCTATGTCGCTCGGCAACGGGTTGGTGCCCGAAATGGCCCCGGAATTCCTTGAGGGAGGCGCGTGCTCCAAGAGCGAGGCCAGCTTTTTGCGTGTCGAGGCTTCGGGAGCGGTGAACGGCTTGCCGGAATGCCTCGTGCTGATCTCTAAAGCCGTTGACGGCGACGGATCGGACGTTAGGCTTGAGCTACGCGACACGGACAAATTGAATCAAGGGTGTGTAGTTGCCGTGGTAGATGATACGAAGATCGTTGTCTCATTCAGCGACAGGAGTGGCCCTGTCGGCATTTTCTATAGCCCCGGCACAGAGGCCACGCGTGGAACTTTCAAACTTCGTGTTGGCTCCGAAGTCACAGACTCAATTCCTTACGATTTCGATGGCGCGGATATTCTTGCCGCGCTTGAACCGATTTATGGCACAGGTAATCTAGACATTATCGACGCAGTCCCTTCGGCTCCCGGCCTTCAAGTGGACTTCATTGGCGCACTGGCGGGGTTGCCCGTTGATCCAATTCTTATTGAAGAAAACCACTTGGAGCGAAACGAAGTTCAAGAGGTTGAGCTAGAAGGATCACCTTCGGCTGGAACGTTCACGCTCAGCTACAACGGCCAGACGACGGCGGGCATTGCCTACAACGCTGCATCGGGGGCCGTTCAATCTGCCCTTGAAGCGTTGTCAAATATTGGTGCTGAAAACGTCGAAGTGACGGGCAGCGCGGGCGGGCCTTGGACTATTCAGTTTATTGGGGCGCTGAAGAATCAGAATCTTGCGCTCATGACCGGTGACTTTTCCGGCGTGACTGGCGCTACAGATATCCTGATTACCCTTGTATGCAACGGCGGGACGGCGGGCGGTGCCGGGAATGAAGTTCAGTTGCTTACTGTTACCGGCTCTCCCACTGGCGGGACGTTCACCGTGACGTATGGCGGCGATACCACGTCCGAATTGGAATATAACGCTTCGGCAGCCACTTTAGAGACGGCCCTTGAAGGCTTGTCGAGTATCGGATCAGGGAATGTAGAAGTAACTGGGTCCTCTGGCGGTCCTTACACCGTGACATTTATTGGCGCTCTTGGGGGGCAATCCCTCGGGAACTTGAGTACCGATGGTTCCGGTTTGACAGGCGGCACCGACCCGGATGTTGAAGTTGAACAGGTAACAGACGGAAGCCCCGGAGCTGGCGCAATTCTTCTTATTCAGGATACAGACTCAAAGACCGGGAGCCACATCGCGGCAGCAATAGAGGCGAACCCGGAGGCCGATGCGCTGGTATGGGCGTATGGCAACTCCGAATTCGTTCCCGCTCTCGCTGAAACCTCACTGAGCGCCAAGGTGGACCCGGTTGAATCCACATCGTGGCCGTTTGGCTGGTATGCCTCGGACGGATCGGCCGGCGCATTCGCGCTGATCGGCGAACGCCGTTTTCTGGATCGCCCGTTCGATCTGGACTTCGTGAAAGGAACTCCGTTTGCCGCGTGGATTCCTGTTCAGGCGCAAGTCGCGGTATCCGCCCTGGACTACACCGAAGGGCAGCGGCTGCATGTCGAGGGTGGCGTATCTGACCACGCTTACGACGACACCGACTATTCGACGGGCGGCACCGATCACGATTTCCGGCTCGAAGCGGACATTACCGGCGATTCCTTCGATGCCGAATTCCATCTGGACAATGTGCCAGATGCTATGCCGTTCAACGATCCGGCCCCTATCGAAACGTCGTGGTCTGCCCGCATGGACTTGAACATCACGAGCGGCCTGGTCATCTGCACGGACATTTCCGCACTACTCCCCTACGAAATACAAGAGGTTGAGCCATGAGCAAGAAACGCAGTTACGCTTTCATTCCTATTCTGTGCGTGGTGGCCGTTGTGCTGATCGGCGCGGCGGGTCTTGGCATGACCCCGGAGAAGATTTATGTGGGCGGCGGACCCGCCGACACAGACGGCGGTTCTTACCTTGACCCGCAAGGCAACGCGGAATTCTCCGGCAACGTCGATGCCGACACATTTACCGGCTCGAACGCTACGACGATGGATCAGGGCCTCATGTCTGCGACCGACAAGGCCAAACTGGACGGCATCGAGGAAGGGGCTAACGATTACACGCACCCGGCCCATACCCCGCGATCGATCGACACGACAGGCGTGGAAGTAATGGACGTGCTCGAATCCGATTCGAGCGGCCACGTCACGAACGCCACGAAGCGCACCTTGCCGGACGCCACCACCAGCACGCCCGGGGTCATGACCGGGGCGGACAAAACGAAGCTGGACGGTATTCAGGCCAGCGCGGAAAACTTTGATTGGACCGTTGCCGGGGACACGGGTACTCCGCAAACCGTTGATGACGGCCAGACGGCCACCATTGCCGGAGGTACAGGCATCGACACGTCTGTAGGAGGTACGCGAACCGTTACTGTCGCCATTGAGAACGGGGGAGTTGGCACAACGCAGATTGCCGATGATGCGATCACGCTCCCGAAGCTCGCTCAAAACGGCGCCACACTCGACGATGTGTACAAATGGGACGGCGACGAGTGGATCGTGGGAGCGTTTCCGGGCGGCGTGACGAACTTCTACCAGCTTGACGACGTGGATATGGGCACCCCGGCAGACGGACAGATCGCGATCTACAACGAAGCCACGTCGAAAATGGAGTTGAAGACCGTCACCGGCGTCATATCCATTGACGAGAATGGCGCAACTACGTTCTACGGCCCGGATACCGACATTGTTACGAGTCTTGGCCGGGTGAAGCTCGGATATGATGGCACCAATTCTGACGTAGCCAAATTCGCGCACTATGACCACATGGGCGCAACGGGCTACGCATTTGCGCAACTCGCGAACGGCACGACATACCTGAATGCGGCGTCTGGCCAGACCATTTCTTTTCGCATCAACAATTCGTCCGAGGGCACTTGGGCTTCGACAGGCTTGACCATTGACGACGATCTGACCGTTACGGGAAATGACATCATTGGCGCGTCGGGCACGGCAACTGTTTTTAACACGAACGTGACCACACTGAATTGGGTTGGGGAAGCTTCTACTATTTTGTCTAATGGGTCTGTTTCTGGTGGCAAGATCAATGGCCTCATTAATACTAGTTCCGGCACCGGTTCCTACGCTGAGATATACATTGGCAATACAAACACACAGAACGATTCGTTGCGCTTGCGCACGCTTGGGACAGGGTTTACCACGGCAGGCGCGTATATGCAGGACGGTGCAGCTATTGTTGCTGGCGTCAATCTGACTGGCGGGTTGTCTATCGGCGCTGAGCGCAGCACGGGAGACGTGCGCATTTACGCCGGTGGGATTACCGATGGGGATTTGACAGCGACATTCCACGACGATCAGCGCGTCGTATTTCCGGGCACGCTGACTCTCGGATCGGACGCGAACACCGTCAGCAACCAGACCACGGGCAAAATCAACCACGACGACATCGAGAACGGTACGAACGGGCAAGT